AAAGTGTAAATTACACTTTCCTGCCCAAAAATTTTGGCCGCATTTGAAAATCAATGCGGAAATGTGACTAAATTAGTTACATTTAAAAAGTGTTTTTTTAATATATGTTTTTATTAAAGTGTAAATTACACTTTCCTGCCCAAAAATTTTGGCCGCATTTGAAAATCAATCTTATTTTGCCTTGGGCTTACGCTTGCATACCATAGACATCTCATACGTCTTGGAATTGAGAATGAATCGGATTTTACCATCATCGCCGACCTCGATACCGTGTGGGGAATCCTCCCAGTCACCGGTGGTCATGGTAAGCTCTCCCAGTGCATCCGCAATGGAATTTATAATCAATTGCTTTTCAGACACTTTCTTCTCCTTCTTGTCTGTATCAGGCCTGTATGCTGCGTCATACTCGATGCCATGCTCTAGCAGATAGAGGTTGGCCGCGCTTGCCTTGAGTATTGCCTGCTGTCTCTTGGACTCGATATACTCGTCAGGAATCTCTATGGTATGCTCGTTACCTTTCATATCATAGTAGGTGTGCCGCATAGGCTTACTTCCTTCTATCTCTTGGAATAGGCCGGGAGTCTCGTCAAATGGACTCCACGGCCCTTCTAATTAAAAACTCTAATAAGTAGACCCTACCTATTAAATATTTCGCTACAGAGCCTTGTACGTGAAGGTCTTGCTGTTCACTGCCACCTTCTCGGCACGACCATCCTCAACGAGGAAACGCATGTTGGCTGCGACCTTGCGGGAGCTGACATCCTCGCCCATGTGCATGGCTACGGCCTTAGAGGTGGCTCCCGCCTGCTCGTCAAAAGACTTGAGAGCTGCGTAAATCTCGTCAAGGAAAGCCTGCTTCTCTGCGGACTTCTCAGCATCCTTGGCACGCTTGCGTTCGATAGCCGCAAGCTGCTTGTCGCAGAACTCTACAACGTCTGCGTTGTCGGACATGGCAGACTTGATGGTGTTGTAAATCTCAAACTGGGTCATGTTAATCTTCTTTCTCTTGGAACCCACGGGAGGTTTCTTATCCCCTCCCTTTCTTTAATTATATTATACTATAAGTTTTCACTGGTCGCAAGAACTTTTTCAAGATGAATTTGGTTTTGAAAATGAAAAGCGAAATGAAAATCGTTTTCATTTGGAAATGACGCGCAAGCGCGCCGAAGGCGAAATTCGTTTTTGTAATTGGAATCGAAAATTAAAAAGGTTGGGCTAAAAATTTTTTCTTGACATTGGTTTGCTGAACTGGTAAAATGCGCACTTCAATGAATTAGGCAATGTAATCATTTTTAACCCTATATGGGCTTTCTCTCCAGCTTTCAGACACTATTCATAATCAAACATACGTCATTTCTAAACGAGTGCAAAACACAAATTATTTTATATCATCACAGAAATTACCAAGCTCTAACTTCTTATTGGAAAGAGCAAGTATAGCATTTACCTTATCTTTATCTTTAGCACGGTCTGCAAACCTTGCGACAAATTTTAGCCAAGTATCTCCCCTCTCTTCATCCATCGACAAATAATGCTCTCTAACCTCTTGCAAATTCATATACCCTAAATCAGTATAGACTTTCATTTCTCTCAGCGTATTCTCGATAGATTCCTTCTGCGCACGTGCATAGTCATTTACCTTATACAATTCAGTATAAAGACCTTTCTTTCCCTTACGGTATACAGCCTTCTCCGCATATTCGATAAGGCCGACATCCCTAAGCACGATAAGGAATTCGTCTACTCTGCGAATATTTCTTGTATTCTTACAATATCCAAGAGCCTTCAAAATCTCAGTGCGGGAAAAGAAATAATTCTCGCCACCCTTAAAGAATGCTTCGTGAAGTTGATACCACCTTTTAAGATAGCAATACGTCTTGAAACAATCCGCACTTAACGCACTGAGACAAAATCTAACAGTATCCACGGGGATGGTGACATACTGTCCTTCCACTGGCTGCACGATAACGTTCATACCATTTATCTTTATAACATCCAATGATTCAAAGCAGCTCATGACATTTCTAATCTGATAATTCGTCAAGCCTACACTTTTCAATCTCGCTCGACTATCCTTCATAGACAGAATTCTAGTATTGTCCTTTTCCAACCTAGTATCCAACATGAGACTGCCCATCGCATTGTAATCACAATTTTTATTTTCCAACTTCTCAGGGTCTACGCTAAAACTCAGCTTGGGCGCTTTGTGGCTTTCTTCTTTGTCTGTCATATTTCTCCTTCCTTGCACACACGTGCATGACATATAATTTATTAAAATAATTTATTATATAATTTATTAGGGGTGTTCATTTTTTAACAGTTTTGAAGGGACTGGTGTTCATTTTTTAACTATTTTACCTTAACTGGTGTTCATTTTTTAACTTTCTAATCACTCCTTTTGCTTCGCTAAAAATTTAAGGTTAAAAAATAGTCACCATTCTACCTGCGAAAATAATAACTGGTGTTCATTTTTTAACAGTTTTGACACTGGTGTTCATTTTTTAATCGTTCCGAAAGTGAAAAAATAGCCACCAAAATACCTGCGGTTTTATCATTTGCCAATCCGTCTCCGTCCGTTAAAGATAATTTAACGCGCACTTGCGCCATTAGTCAGTTAATACGCAAAAACGCATAAGCAGACTTCACACGAACACCAAGATACTGTACCACATCTACAGTATAACATACTTCGTCTATTTTGTCAAGTAAAAGAAAAGACCCACGGCCATAGGCCGCAGGTCTTTTGCTACACTATTCTATTCATTATAATTCCATTATTTATATAAATCATCATTACACACCTGATTAAAATTGTGCTCAATTTCATTTAAATAAGGAGTATTTTTCCAGATAATAGTTAAAGAATAACAACCATACATTGAACTTCTATCTATTTCTATTTGATAGCCGAAATGTTCCAAATAACGACGAACATCCATAAGAGTTCCATTATTTTCAGATGTAAAAGGTACATAATAACTAATAACCATATGACAATTTAAATCATATTCAGAAGACTTATATACATAGTCTAAAAGTTTGCGACTAATATCCCACATAACCGTATCAAAATCTAACTCTTTATTATTTCTGTTTCTCAAAGCCGCAGCGCTCAAAACATGATAAGGATTAGACTCGTCTTTTTTATCCATTGCCAAACCTTACTCACTTCTTTTGAATACAAATATACTCAGATTCCCAGTTTTCTTCATCAAGAGTACCCGTGTGAATCTTTAATGAATAACTCTCTTCCGCTTCTTGGAGAGCGTCAGTAAATGTCTTATAAGTCAAATAATCGCCGGCAATATAATCTAAATGTCCAAAAGGAATAACACAAATATCCTTATAAGAACAAAGATAAACATAATTAACATACTCTGCTAGCAAATGTACAACTTTATAAGGTTCATTAGCCAATTGAATACTAGTTTTATATATAATATCAATTTCATCAATATCAAATGGTAAGCCCCAAGATACTACAATGATAGGCTTTTTATCATCTTTTTGATACCAAGTGGCTTCAAAGCCTTTTTTCTGAAAATGAAGAACAACTGCATGACACTCTTGGAGAGTCATGTTTTCGTATGCGGCCCTTATGACACAATTCTGATTATGCGGCTTATCCAAATTCTTATATAACTCTTCGGTCATATTATCAACAAGATTGTATATATTATCAGTCCAAATCATCACTATGCCCTTTCATGGCTACAAAATATCCCAAAGTGTCCATTGTGGACTTCCAATTACTATTGACCTTTATGCCGCATAACTCTAACATCTTAGGTATAGGCCAAAAGCGCCTACTACCAAAAGGACACCAGATTTTACGTTCAGGGCATACATGCTTGTGAAGCTCTTCTTTGCTGATAATAGCAGCAGTCCCATATGGCAGACTTTCAAGCATGTCATACACATAATCCATAATTTTAAACTGCCAATCAATCATTGGCCCATCATCTTTGCTTCTACTATCTATCCATATCGGATACACATTATCACTTACCAGACACTCCATCAATCCAGTCAATACCCTCAAGGATAGTCTTGCCATCTTCTTCAACTATTATACAACCAAAAGCAAAATCAGTATTATAGTTGTCGGTCACACCCCAACAATTATAACACTCGCCCTCTTCGTCTGCACCAGTAGCCAAAGCATCATCAATCAGGTCATACATAGTAGGCAACTCAGTATCATTGCATGTATCCTTATTGGCCGCAAGAATTTCAACTTGCTTTGCGGCACACTGATAGATATAATAATTCGCAGATAGCACGAAGTCCAAAGTCCAATAAACATTTTCCTTTGCATACTTCTCATTGCTTAACAACATATGATACTCCTTAGCTTTCATTATGTGCTATTCTTTTTGAATAAGTAGATAGTCAAGACACCAATCTTTCATAGCATCACACTCATGCACAATTACAGAATAACGCGATTCAAATTCACTAAGAGCCTTTCTAAAATCTCTATAACCGAAATCTATAGAACACATACTGGAAATATAGACAAAGTATTCAACAGGTACAACGCAAACGTCTTTACCATAGGTTTCATAAATAAGTGCAAGATAATCAATGAGACGCTCTTTAATCGCATCTACATCATTACCAGCAGCTTCAATCATATTCTTATAAATAACATTAATCAAGTCAATTTCAGTTGACCAAGGAATGTTAAATTGCTTGTGGCGCTCATCAGTTAACAGCATATGTGCTCCTAGTCCCAGTCGTTGACAGTCCAATAGACGCTCAAATGACCGCCGGGCTTATTATCATATTCGTCAGCATCATGCCAGTAGTAATCACAAACACACAGACCAAGATTCTCAAGAGTGTTCTTAGCTTCAAGCATTTCTTTCTCAGTCCCCTCGCAAACAACCCAATAGGCGCAACCAGCATAATAGTCCTTGCGCTCTTCAAGAAGCATCTCGGCAGCAATATTCACCAAAGGAGTAACTTCCTTCCAGAGCTTGCGACCATTGACAACCTCATATGCCGCATCCAGAAGACCGTCAACCTGTGCAAGAATCGTCTCAACCTTAGTCATGTACTTTCTCCTTCTCTTGGAAGACTTTATCTTGTCCTCTCCCTTTCTCTATATATATTATATACTATTATAGAGCAGGCCGCAAGAAAAATCTTATGCGGTCAATGACTTATTCTTTCTTCTCTTGGATTACCTCACGCACAAGAAATACAGTCTCCCTTGCCGCATACAGAATCATACAAATACCAACGATAAAGCCAATAACACATAGGACAGTGAAAATAAACAGGCTCATAGGAGAACTACCAATCAATGTCGCCAGTGTCATTATCATGTCCCCAGCAGGAGAATATAAAAGACAGGACAGCACATACTCCAACGATTGCACAAACAAGACAGACAACTCCTAATATTTCATCAATCATAATCTTCATCATCCCACACGTCAATCACATTGCCAAGCCAATCATAGAAAGTCTCACCACTGCCGCTTTCAATCTTATTGACGTAATCAGCAATACTATCTGTATCATCAGTGGTATTAAGGGCATCTAAAATATCTTTATAGATATAATCCATATAACCTCCAATAGAAAAAAAGGAGAAGGATGGAATCAACCAATTCTCCCCGTGCGGCAAATGCTAATCGTCATACTGCGCATTGCAATCATCATAACCCGTATCATAACCATCTTCATGGCCATCCGCATAGCCAGCACTGTAGCCTTCCTGATAGTCAAAGGAGAAATTATCGTGATTATCGTCATTGCAGTAAGTCTTCAAAACCTTATTATATGCGCCAGTAGTCTGAAAATAACGTTTAGCAACACAAGCATTGAATCCTGCGGCTTCGCTCCATACATCACTATCTGCACACTTGGAACGAGTAACTTTGCCGTCACGCCACCACACGATAGTCCAAGGATTATCGTACTTGACGCGCTTAATCATATTAACCGAATCTTGATTAAACTTGCGGCTAATCTCTTCCTCATGCTTTTGTTGCTTCTTAGTGAATTTTTCGTATCCTTCAATCAGCGCAGGATAAAGGAACTCAAGCAAATCATCATCAAGTTCCATATCCATAATATTGCCTGCATAATCAGTCGCATAATTAAACTTGGCAAGGAACTTGGCATTTAAAGACGCAAGCTGATGTGCGGCCTTTGCGCACTCAGCTGTCTTAACATCTGAATTAGTCACAATATTGCTCTTATAAAATGAACCATCAAAATCGCGGCATTTCTCTACGCCTATACCAACACCAAGTGTACCCATACTAGTTCTCCTTACCAAAGTCCTTCTGGACCTGCTCAAAATATTTATAGAGGTCATCGTTCAGTTGTCCAAGCATAGCGGTACGAATCCAAGCATCGAGCTTGGTAATTCCATCCTGTCCATGACCAGCAAATTCATACCAAGGAACCTCCATGCCATAATCGTCTTCAAGAAGTTCACGAATCTCTTCGTCAACGAACATATTCGCAATTTTCTCACTGTCAGGTTCATATGTCACGAGAAAACAATCAGGATGCCCCGCAAATGAAGCATTGCCGCACACTTCATCAGAATCAAACATATCATCGCAGACTTCTTCCCAATCGGTATCGGCATTATATGTGCCGTTCTCGAAGTTGGCAACGATAAAGTTCTTGGCATCGTTCTCAACCATGTTCTTGAAAGAAAGATAAATCAAGCTCATTCTAATTCCTCTCTTGGATAATTAATATATCAGATTAAAGGTTCTCAATACTACCGACATAGCCCTCATAGACAAGATGATGCTCACGAAGGTTCTTAGCGGCAACCTCGGCCATGATGCGGTTAAGCTGCTCGAGGCTCTTGAACATGCACTCAGTATACTCGATGCCGCAGAAACGACCATCGCCCTCGTAGAACTTGTTGAAGATAATGTTAGCCTTCATGTACTTAGCCATATTGGAAAAACCTTTCTTTTCCTCTTGCCTTTCTTTAATTATATTATATAATAATGAAAGATGAACCGCAAGTATTTTTTTTACTCTATTGGTCTGTTACAACTTCCTACCACAGATGGGGCAAAAGTTAATATCAATCGAGCTTGCGGCAGATTCACCGCATTCATCGTCAATACAAATGAACTTGCGTTGCGGATTTTTATAAACATCGCAGATGGTGATAGAATAATCGACGCCCTCAGAATATTCATCATCAAGCATGTTTGCGCCAAATCGAGCATCAGCAGGGTACTCACAATACTTGCACATAGAAGAACTTCTTTCTCTTGGTTTTCTTTAATTATATTATATAACAATTTCAGACAAGACGCAAGAACTTTTTTATATCAGTATCAATAATAATAACAAATGGTCAGTTCTACTTCCTCAGTACCATCGCAATGATGTGCTGTTTTAATACCAATTTTATATCCAGCTTCGGCATACTTGGCAAGGACTTTAATATCAGCTTCGCTCAAATATAGAAGATAAAGAGTACAATATGTAGTATTATCATAGGCGCTGTACTTTAAAGCTGTATCAATCATAGTCTCAAGACTGGTATGTTCGTCTGTATGAGAAGGATTATTATGAATGTATTCGCGTTTAAACTCTAAAGGCTGAATCATTAATTACTCCTTAATAAGACAAAAGTTCCCAAGTGTTTACCAGAAATGCTTCGTTCGTATCGACCGCATACAGAAGAACATGACCATCACCATAAATCTCTTCAATCTGGCAAATGATGAACTTGCGAGTATAGGGATTAAGATACTGTACATAATCATTGCGCTTCATATACTTTCCTTTCCCTCTTGGTATACTTATATTATATACTATTATTTCACCATCTGCAAGAAAAATTTTAAACATGCAGCCAAAATTTTAATAGTAACACATCAAAGCATCAACTTCATCTACAAAACTATAGACATATTGGCCAATAGAGTCCCAGTCATTGCCGCCATGATACGGAATAACAAATTTAGCCGTTGAATCACCGTTAATACGATGGTTATCATGCTCCCAAATAGAAAAAACTAACTTATGTTGCATATCTAAATTAGAACCAGTACAAAGCACCAAGTCATCGACAGACACGCATCCTTTAAGCGATTCATCATCAAGCCAGACCATATCGAAAAGCACCTTGCTTGGATTAACTTTGTCTACAGAAATACGTGCGGGCTTCCAATCAAAATAACAAAGAGGACGCTCGTGATATGCCTGTTCAACCTTGGCGGCATATTCAGTCAAACTCTTGACAATTTCATCGGTCAGATAATAACTCATTGCTAATCCTTATCAAAATCGTTCGCGGCCAATAGACAGTCAAGAACATGTGCGGCATCCACTACTTTTTCTAGAACTCCTACACAAGTTCCTGCGTTATCTCCTTCGCCGTCTTGAAAACATAGTACAAAATTATAAGCAGCAGAATCGCTATCGTCCAAGCTGCCACCGTTAGGATAGATATGAATATTGCAATCAGCAGTCTTATATGAAAGGCCAGAAGCTACACGGATATATAGATTATCCTCTTGCTTCTTGACGATATTAAGGATATACCAAGAATACTTGGCAACATTCTTATACATGAAATCGTGGATAAGCTGATTCATAAACTTGTTCATCTTACACTCCCAGTACATCGCAAATGGCGGCATAGACATATGCGCACTCCATATAACCCGCACTATATACTGTCAATTCCTCAACATCGTCACTGCCGAGTGCGGCAATAACGAATAGCGGCGCATATTCAAAGCCCTTATAGTTAACATAAGCCGTAACAGTCACATGCTTATCACAAAAAGAATAAGTATAAGTCTGCTCGTCCATGCTTGCGATTGCCACATCCTCATGGCACATGCGCATCACATGGTTGACGTTGGCGAAAACCTGCTTGACAGTCTGCTTAAACTTCTTGCTGCTCTGGGTCATGTTTTATCCCTTCCTTGTCTTTCTTTATATATATTATATAATAATATAAGACTGGCCGCAAGTATAAAATTATCGGTAAAGCATCTTAATTGCAATGTCGATAATATCATTCATATAGATACTGCCCACTTCACATTTATAATCTGACACATTTAGCTCTAATGCATCACAGCCATCATAAAACAAGAAGTGTACACGACCAATAGGATAATCATGACTATAATATGTATACTCTTCAAAACAACTTATGGCGCAAGAGCAAAGAAGCTGATTGTCTACCTTTTGCCGTACATCAAATGATACCACATTATCATGCTCTTTGGGCTTACATGCTTTCCAACTATACATATCGCCATTGCTACATTTGCCATAAATGGTATCAAACAAAACCTTGGCGCTCTTCATTTTCTTTCCTCTCTTGGAAAACAAAAACAGGGGCTTGCGCCCCTGTTTACAATTAATATAGAGACAACTTGTTCTCTGGTACGTAAACGGTAGAGCCATTTAGATACTTGACAAGGATTGTTCCGTTACTATTGAAGTGCAGAATCTTAACGACACTTACAATACCAGCGGGACCAGTATAGGTGACATAATCTCCAACAGACAGCTTAAGCATCTTCGTTCTCTTCCTCTTCGTCATCGTCTTCAATCCACTCATGGTCTACAGTCATATATCCGGCTTCTGCCAAGTCGTCATACATGTCAAACCAGAGGTAATCATTCAACTCAGTATCAGTGCGGATAGTTCCATCACCATACAGGTCGGCTTCTTCAATCATATTAGAAATATAATCGTAAGCGTCAGGATGTTCAACCAAATCATCAAGGCGTGTTTTGCCGCCAGACCAGGCAGGGAACCGATAAAGGGGAGTGTCGCAAACGTAACGCATATCTTTCTTCTTTCTCTTGGCTTTCTTTAATAATATTATATAATATCAAAGAACGTAGGTCAACTAGAAAATAGTAAGAATTTTTGATTCCTTTACCATATCACAGAAGAGCATAACTGCGAAGTTCTGCACTGGACTTTCTCCCATCACGCCCTTCTCACCTAGATATGTGCGGCCAATTTTGCTGTATGTAACATCATTTCCATTTTGGTATTCACAATAAATATCGAAATAGACAGGTACTTGCTTGCGACCTACCACCGTGAACTTAATACCACGATAGTAAAAAGTGCTGCGCGTCTCGCCATTATACTCACCAATCAGCCAACCCTCATTATATGCAATAGTATCCAAAGCCGACAAAATGTTAGAGATAAGGTTGCAATTCATTAAATCTCCTTAGAGCTTGCGACCACAGAAAGGACAATACTTAATCTCATGCGACCAACCGAGCTTATCAATGCCTTTATCGTAATACTCACCCATGAGATAGTAGGCTTTGTCTGTATCCGAATAATGAATATACATACCAACATCAGAATCGGCATTATCATAATCAGTACAGTCAACGCTCTCGCCCCAGCGGGTGTTCATTTTGAAATTACAATACTTGCACATATAATCTCCTTAGAGATAGTAAACATCTTCACGCTTGGCAGTATGAAATACGCCATCTTCGTCAACAATAACAAGACTATCGCAGAAGAAAAGAATATCTACAACTACACCATATACATCGCCGTATAGAGCCTTATAAAGAACCATAGAGCCAATCATATAATTTCCTTTCCCTCTTGGTCTATATATATTATATAATAATATATAACGAAACGCAAGAACTTTTTAATGCGGCATTAGGAGATTTATAAAGGCACCATAAGGCGAGAAAATCCAAGGGATAACGGTGGCAAATGCTATAACCGCAATACCAACGAAAACTGCACTTAGGCCATAGCAGACGTAACTTGTAGCTTCGAGAGCTTCATATTTATTCCTTACACAGCTTTTTTGATACTTTGTTAACGGTAATTTCTCCCAGTCAGAATATTCCTTACTTTTAGCCATACAAAATCGAGCTACAACCAAAAGAGCAATAGCAAGAATGGCAAGGATGATAACCCTACTAGCGTATACCGCAATCACATATGAAGCATATGCTGGAATTACGTCTTTTGTAACAGTGCTTACAGCGATTCCAAGTTGATTTGCAATTTCTTTAATAACTTCTGTATTCATTGTTCACATTCTTTCTAACTAATTAAGAATATAATTAATAAAAGAGCCATAAGGAGAATATATCCAAAGAGTGACGGACGAAATTGCATTAATCGAAAGAACAAAAAATACTGTTGCACAAAGTGCAGCGAGAGTACCAATTATAAAATAAAGACTTGAATCGTAGTTTGGATTTAAATCGCCATTTCTTTTTTCAATTATGCCCTTTTTCATAAAAAATACAGTTAAAGCTAAAGTTACCGCAAATAAACATCCAAACATAATAACTCCGAAAATATTATGTCCTATTTCAAATTGAGCAAAAGCGGGAATCACTTCTTTGGTAACTTCATCAACTGTAATGCCAAGTTGATTCGCAATCTCTTGAATAGTTTCTGCGTCCATTATTCACATTCCTTTTCATTTAACAAAGAACTAATATATTCTTCGTTAATGTTTTTAAAATTTGTATATGGAATTCTTATCAATCGTATGTTATTATTCTTACAATATTCATTTTTGACTTTATCTAATTTCATTCTACGCTGAAATGTTTCTTTCCCACCAAAATAACTAGTAGGACGAAAGTGTTGTTCGCCATCATATTCTATGCAAAGATTGTAGTCAGTAAGATAAAAATCAAAACGTAATTTTGCATTTTTATCACTAATACAATCATCAAACGTATATTGCCGTATAAAATTAACATTAAGATTATTTAAAATCTGTCTAATTTTATCTTCTCCTTTTGAAACAAAAGACTGACAGCCACAACTTGCTACAGCACCATTGGTCACATCTGAAATTCGTGCGGCAAAATGTTTTCCACAAAACGAACACTTAAATTCACAAACCCAAATTTTTGAAAGGCTATTGCTTTGATACAATCTTTTTATAAATTGATTCTCGTATGGGCCAACTTTTTCTCCTTCTATATGATTGTGTTGGCATCCACAGCTTTTACACTGACCACTTTTAACATCAGAAATTATTGCTTCAAATTCTCTGCCGCAAAAGCCGCACTGAAATTTGCCTTTCCATTTTTTATTTGTAGTTTCATAAGTTCTATACAATAATTTATTGCCATAATCGCCAACAATATCACCATCTTTGTATTTTCTTGTCGTTGGCATTTTCCTAGGCAACTTAATGTTATTTTTTCGACAATAGTATCTGATTTTGTCTGGCTCTACACCTAACGTCTCAGATAATTGTCCGCTATCCCAATCAGGATGTTCTTTATTTAATGATAATATTGCATTTTTTATTTCTGTTTGTTCAACCATATTGTATCTTTTTAAAGCAAAATAGGGCTATTTCTAGCCATACCATTAGTATCTAGGAATTCGTCCAGTGAACTTGCGTTCGCCGCATTTGGTGAATTTGTCGCAATCTAAGTAAGAACATACAAAGTTATCTTCTTCATCGAAGATACCGTTATCATTATGGAATACATATACATCGTGCGGCTTCTCGTACTCTTCCCAAGCGTCCATATTGTAGGCAATATCATGTGCAAGGAAAAGTGCAATATCTGCATCACTATCTAGGATAGGAATTACCTTCATTCCACGATAGGAATCAACACCATCTTCAAACCAGTCCATCATAACAAAAAACATATTTACCACTCCACTACTAAAACAAAATGACCGTTACAAGGTGTCACGTAACAATTATAACCTAAACTATGATAATACACAACAATACTGCGGCGAAATTCTACATCCTGCGCTCGTTCATCATCACATGGGAAAAGCTCGACCTTACAACGAAACTTCATACGCTCTGCCGCAGCAATAATCTCTTCATTGATTTTATCTTCTAACTCTTGGGGAATGTCATAATCGTACTTATAAAGAGTATCATATACCATTGTGCGGGCATCATTAGCAATCATAAAATACCTTTCTAAATCATCGCGCGACAAGTTACAACTGGGCGACCTTGCCAATCGCGCATACAATCTCTATTAAACCAAGTATCACAAGGGCGATACTTAGGCTCAAACCAAGGACAATTAGGACAAGATGCACGCAATGGTGCAATACTGCCTGTCTGTCGCATCCATACACGGCATACGTCTCCATGAATACATGCGGCCATTACTCATGCTCCTTACGATAACGCTCAGCATCTGCCGCAGTAGCTAAAAAATACTCGTGCTCATGGCCCGGCCAATTGTATTCAACAAAGACGCCCATGGAACGCAAAATTGACTGTGCTCCGCGAAGTTGCGTCTCATAACGTTCACGGTTTTCAGAGAAAGCCTTTAGTTCACGTTCAGACTTACTCTTTACAGAAGTGCTAATAATACTGCGCTCAATGTCTTTTGTTGTATTGAACCAGCTTAGAACGCTCTCTTGCTGATCTTTTGTAAGATAATTATAATGTTCTGGATAATCAAATGTACACATATCTACTCTTTCATTACTGTAATTGTAGACTCACTACCGAGTCTATGTCCTATAATTGCATTATACCCAAGTTTCTGTAAGATTATACATATATCTTCACATTCTTTTTGCGGCATTTCATATACGCAATATTCAAAGCCAATAGATGAATTGGATGTTTCTTGCTTTTGGATAATATCTAAAATGCGTTTAAGGTCATATATAGTATCTTTTTCCATAATTATAGACTCGACCTCTAGCTATTATTCTTCTTTCTCAGTTTGCAGATGCGCTCCTTGATTGAACTAAATATTGCAGCATCGCAGGTGCGGCCTACTTCATTTGGAGCGAGAGTACAATCACAACATTCCCCAGATTTGCTGAGGTAATAACATGAGTTATTACTGGAAAAACACTTATCTAAATCCTCTTCCAGTTTCTTCCAGCTATCAGGTTGAATAAGATACATCTGCGAAGCGAACATTCTGACATTATTCACACCATCAAACTCAACTGCCCACTCATTATCTGTATTTGCAAACTTAGGAAAATAGGCAAAGTTATCAACACGGTGTGATTCCCCATACTCGTCATATAGCGTCTCTGTATCTAACGGAATCTCATGACCTTCCGCATCCTTTGGTAATTCAACTTTTGCCATTAGTTCTCACTCCTTAGATTAGTGATGCGAGATACAATATTCTCTATCATTTGAACATCACAGTCTTTATAATCACAAAAAAAATCGCAATCATTACATTCATCCTTGCTTTTATTCATATAAGCACACGCTACCGAACAAAATGCTTTATCGTTTTTAACAGTTTTGGCTCTGTTTAAATCATCAAACAATTTATTCCAATTATCGCCTTGTGGTGGAATTAGATATAATCCACTTACAGGTAATATTCCATCATCTGGACTGAATACTTCCCAATTCGCCCAATGGATATAAACATTATAATTAAAAGTAAACCTAGTGATGTTTACTTTTTTACCATTTGTATCATATAATATTTCTGTATCTAATGGAACCTCTCGGCCTTCAGCATCCTTTGGTAGCTTGATTTTAGTTGTCATTTATAATCTCCCATACTTTATTTAATTTACACAATCATATACTCGTCTACAAGACCTTTGGCCTTAGCACGAGCAGGCATATAGCGTCCAGCCCACATGCGCTTGATAACATCCTCGGGTACACGCTCAACACCTCCGCGCTTAGCATTCTGCGGCAAAGCAATGTCAAGGCCACGATTGAAGTATACAAGAATAATCTTATCGGCGTTCTTGCCGCAATTCTCAACGGTCTTGCGAAGCGACTTCCAAGAGATATGAGTAGCATCTGCAATAACATTAATATCATTGCAAAGATTGTCGTTAATCTGACTATAGAAATCCTTAATAACATCACTCTCATACTTAAAGTAATCTATAGAAGGAAGAAAATCAGGGTCATTTGTCATATACTCAAAGCGAATACAATCACGAGAAACAATTTTGGCATTAAGTTCAGCGCTATGCTCATGCGCCCAAAACGACTTGCCGCAGCCTGGGATACCTGCAAGAATATAAAGATTAGCCATATTTATCTCCTAATCATACAAGCGGTTTGCTTTTCTAGCTTTATCGTACTCTTTTTCTGGATTATAATTGCTATTACACTGATGCGTTAAATGCCAAAACTTGCACATCTTGCACTTATATGGACGCAAGGTTTTTGAGCTATTAACGAATATCATCTTAGCCGCACATAACGCATCATATCTGTTAGCGTATTTTTTCTTTGATTTACATACACCTATATTGTGATACCTAACGTGACAAAAATGCGGACAAAGAAAACTTTTATCATATAACTTTGTCGTGTCTTCAATCATCTGACGAGTATCGTTATAATATCCACAATCGACATTGCTGCCATGCTCTTTAATTTTATTTTGACACACAGTACAAATGAAAGTAGGCATCTTATATTCTTTCTCTTGGCTTTTCTTTAAATATATTATATCATTTTGAATTGCTGTATGTCAATAAAAAAATAGGGTAACTTCTATAAAAGAAGTTACCCTACATAATGTGTGGAGGAAGTGACTGGTGACGCTCCAGATTCCCTGTTAAGGAACACATCGCTTTCGAGGCGAGTCCGAACGCTGGTTCGATTCCACTTCCTTATGGCGGCTAACCGAAGTGCTGCCCTCCATTCCCTCTCGGGAACGCACCGCTTTCTAGGCGGGCCTAGTCGCTGGACTAGTTGATTAGCCAAAGCAGGATGCGTATTCACGGCGCATCCAGAGGGTCTGTTTTTACGGTGTTTCAGCTCACCAACTACTCCGTGAAAGCACTCGCTTGTCTCCTAGCGAGAAGGCTCGCTATCCTCTCGAATAGCTATGCGGCGTTGCCTATTCTACCGCAAAAGCTGTTTTCGGCACAGCTTCAAAGCCACCGCCAATAGGGGCATCAATGTACAAGGCGGGGCAACTGGAATACGATTCCAATACTTGAATCACAAGTACGTTCTGATTAGCAGTCAGACCTAACTCCCCGTTAGTTGTCTACCCCGTATATAATGCGCGGCAATAGGACTCGAACCTATACGGGGTTCCTCCCCCACCAGTGTGTACAACTGGAGCGTCTGCCAATTTCGCCATACCGCGTATAAACAGCATCAGACCTCTCTCTGTCAAGTTTCGCAAAAGCGCTGCGAGTTATCATTATTCTGTATCTAATGCTGTTTTAAACTAGGTTATATCTTATTGATAATCTTTTAACCAAGCCCATTTATATCCATAAGCTGTTTTTCTTACGCCGTTACAGACTTGTGTAATATGCCGACATTTCTTTATATCTTTAAGCCATCTACCTGCATCCTTGCAAGAGCAAAATGTTTTTAAAGGCTTGTTTGTTTCTTTGTCAATCATTATAATTGGTTTAGATAAATGCTCAGCTGATGTAGTTATTTTTACACCACATTCCTTACACGCAACTCTTACTGTGGCATAATCGCAATGAAAAAATTCACAAACTTTATACATTGTACCAAGTTCTAGATATTTTTCAGCAATTTCTTTATAATCATAATACTTTTTACTATCGCCACCTTTTGTGGCATTATATCCAGTATGACCATACGTATTTAATTTAGCAATCCAATATTCTTCTCTTTTTGAAGAGTCTTCGGCAGAACATTCTTCTAATTGCTCAATATAAAAATGTTCAATGCCATACTTATTCATAGCTGAATATAAAGGACGCTTATTGCATCTTTCTCTTTTGCTGTCTGCAATATGCTCTCTAAATCTTCTTTCGAGCGAAAAGTTGGTTTTGCCAACATATTGTTTTCCATTAACATCATTTGTAATTACATAAATAAAAGCCATATAATCCTCAATCCTACCTCAATAATAATATTGAGTAAGCAGGCGTTGAGGTTTATTCGCTTTTCCTTATGGTAGCTACTCCAATAAGTAGCTTACTCAATTATACAATATAAAAATCGCGTCATAGCGATTATATGATTTAGACCAAGATAGTGCAAGATTTTGGACTCGAACCAAAAATTTTCGCTAATCTGGCGATAATACAGTTTATAAGTCTGCTGTTTTACCATTAAACTAATCTTGCACTATCTTGGTCTTTATCAGATTGTAACTAATAATTATTGTAATACGCTTCTAACATGGCAGGAACGCCATCAAGAAGCTCATTCTCGCCAAGAATCTCAATACAAAGGTCAACCATATCAATATCATACATATCGTAAAGCAAATCAACATATGCGTCACGGTCAGATTTACTAATCTCCATTGTATTCCTCTTCGTCATACTCTCCATCATTGCACATCCAATCATTGACGCATACCTTTTCAAGTTCATCTTCAATCAGATGCTTGCGGCAGATACCTAGATACCAAAGGTCTGTTGACTCATAATATTTGCAATTGCCGCATATATTAGTCGCTTCAACCATTATTTCTTCTTTCTCTTGGTTTCTTTAACTATATTATAGCATATCTTTTAACCAAAAGTCAAGAAAAAATTAGGCATAAAATTCGTTGAAATTATTAAGCCAATCCAAGAGAGCTAAAGATGTAAGTGGAGCCATGTTCCATAACTGCTCAGCACAATAAGTGCTAGTATGAGAAGGATTCTTTTCCATAGCATTTACAACAAGGTCATGGAAAACAGCACGGTCAACCTTTTTAAGTTCATCTACAATCTTCTCAATATCTTTCTGCTGACTAAGGTACACAATGAAATCAAGAATCATAGCAGTCATTTTATTAAGGTGCATACTACACATTTCACTCATATTTCTCCAATTTAGGATGAATTGCCCATTCACCACACCTGTCCCCACTTTGGGGAGAAGGATGTACAGTATAAACATTATAATCTGTTGGGTCAATAATTACATTTGGAGGAAAACGATAGCAACTGCAATTTTTATAAAATCTGCAATTGCCGCAGATACGCTGGACCTTATGCTTGACTTCCATTTTACTCTCCAAGCTCAATCTTCTTCTGCTGGACATCGAGCCAAATGTCATGAATATTAACAGGAGTAAGATTATTAGTGTCAACGCCTACATGATATGTCCAATCAACAAGGCCCTTGGGAGCCGCATCATGAACATGACCGTATAGAATGACATTGGCGCTGTCTCCACGCATTTCCTCGGGGCGCTCGTGAATCATAATGAAACTGACATCATTGTAATCAAGACAAGATACCTTGTTTTCAATAATCCAGCCGAGCTTTTCCATTTCAGCAATGCGTTTCTTGGTATCATGATTGCCGGGAATCACATGAACCTTTCCATTGAGACGAGAACCATATTTAGCTACAGTCTCAAGCGGTCCCATGAAGCAGTCACCAAGATGATAGACAGTATCATCAGGAGATACAACGGAATTCCAGTTTTTGACAATAGCTTCATTCATTTCTTCAACCATATCAAACGGACGCGACTCTGGACAGAACTTAATAATATTCTGATGTGAAAAATGAGTGTCACTTACTACAAAGGTGCTCATTGAATCTCCTTTCGATTTCTTAAATATATTATAACATAATATATAGCCAATAGTCAACAAAAAAATAGGGACTCAAAAGAGTCCCTATAAAATATCAATGTGTGCGGAAAAAGTTTATTCAGTGTTGGATGGTCATAAAAATTGCTATATGAAGTAACTGAATAATAATCACGCACATTTGCGTCTATATAGCTCGCACACTATATAGGCGAGAAAGGGGTTTACAAATAACGGTAAGGAAAAAGTGTAAAGAGTATAGGTGGGGTTGCCTCTTTCTAGTGAAAGCTGCTCTTATTTAAACATATAACGAAGTAACTCTTTACTAATCACTTGCCGCACAAGAGAAAGCGATACGGAAATAGGTGTCTCAGTTTGAGTAATCGGCTCGAAATGGAGATTTGAAGTATCTGAAACATTATCACGTATCGCCTACTTTAATAAAATAAATGCGGAAAAGATAAAATCAGTTTAAACGTGCAACCGACACAGAGCTGGAGTCGAACCAGCGAATACATTTTTCCAGAATGAAGTAACTGATTTATTATCACGCATTATGGTAAACAAATAAATGCGGAAAAGTTAGATTCAGTGTCTAATTATTAACATACCAAAATTAATGAAGTAACTGAATCTTAATCACGCATTTAATAAACATTGGTGCCGCATCTAGGTAACGCTCCTAGCCAGTCATAGACAGAAGATTTACAGTCTTCCCCTCGTCTTTAAAGGAATACTGCGGCAATCATAATTTAAAATTTTAGTATGCCTTGTCTTGGGTTCGGGAGTCGGACCCGAATGCCTTATGGCGCTATTTTTTGAGAATAGTGTGTATACCAGTTCCACCAACCCAAGGTAAGGCATACTAATATATCTTTAATTGGTTTGTTTCTGAATCCCAAGCATATCAAAAAACTCGTCTGGAATAAACTTGTCATCCAAAGGCTGATAGTCTTTCCAGATAATCAAAGGATACCAAGTCTTTGACCACTCAGTAAATTCAGCAAATTCATCATTATATCCAAAAGAAACAGCAAAACCAAACCAGCTAGGCTTGACATGCGGGAAAGTCTTTTTGATAATTCCCTCGTTGTCAACAAAATCACCGATACGACCGCAAATAGTACAAACATTCCTATAAGCATAAGTCCATGTGCCAGCATACTTATCAAAGTAATTGATAACAATACTCTTATCATAAGTGTGCTTATGATTGGCTTTCTTCACTGTCTTTTTCTTTTTACGAGCTGGAGCATTGGCCGCATCGTCAGGAATATAAGCGTATTTAGTTGCCAATACTTCATCCTTATAAGGATACGACATTTACAAAGCTCCTTTTCTACTTTTGGATAAACCGAGTAGCTATCTACTCTGCTGGAATGGTAGGACTCGAACCTACGACACGTTGAATTAACAACATTCTACCAACTGAATTACACCCCAATAGAATGAATTACTTAGACAGGAGAATGTTATGAAGATATTCGTCAGCTTCTTCAAACGTATCAAAACTCTTGATAATTTCAAAACGAACAACAGAGCAATCAGTGTTGACACGAATCGAATAAATGCCGCAAGTCTTTTCACGGCAGATAACAAACTTCTTCATAACAAACCTCTTTCTCTCTTGGTCTATATATATTATATAATATTATAAACCAAAAGTCAAGAAAAATATGCGGAAAAATTGGGGTCAGACTAACAAATGCAGCGTACCGCATTTAAAATATACCATAAAATCTTCACGAAGTAACTGAACCCTCATCACGCATAATAAATAAACTTAACTAGGAAAGAATGACGCCCTGCTTTGCTTTATTAATCTTACGGCGTAGCTTGCGCATGATGCCTACATTTTCTGAGTTCTTACCTTTGCGGTTAAGTAGCATCTGATAACGCTGCTCCATCGTCTCGATTGATTGTGCCATACTTTCTTACCTTTCTCTTGGTTTACTACACTAGAAGAAAACAAATGGTCAAACCTAACAGCGTACTGAGCATTATACTTTTGGGTGTTGGCAATAAGCCGCAGGGTCACTGGTTTGTTGACGGTACTGTTGATTATCCTTTTTCCCTTTCCTTCTAGATATATTATATCAAATTATTCAACTGTTTGTCAAATAATTTTTTATAACAAAAATTGGTCGCGAAGTGCCATTGACGCTATGGCTTAACAGAGCTTATGAGACTCCGTGAGATACTGACCTCCCACCCGCAATTAAAGTGATAGTTTTCACATCTGCCGAGGTTTGAAAACTACCAAAATATACCAGATTCCTCTTCCCCTAGGCGCTTCTTTTCAAGTATGCGCTGGCCCGCATTGTCTACGGCTACAGAGACGGCATATATAAAATCTTGCAAGCAAGATAATATAATCACGTGGACGGTTTCAAACTGGGAAAGCCGCCAACCCTTTAATCTATAATCCCTGCAAAAGATTATAGAAGTCGGGAGACATTTACCTTGCAGCGATAACCTCTCCCCAAGCATTGGATATAACACAATCGCTAGGTGCTATTCTCACCAATTAAACTAACCGCCGTTAACTCGACTTGTCCGGGAGTCGAACCCGAATCTTCACCATCACGATTTGTTAACTATATTATATAAAATTACTTGGTATTTGTCAAGTAATTTTATAATTATTTTGGCTGGCTCTGAGAGATTCGCACTCCCGTGACCACATTCAGAGTGTGGCATCCTAAGCTACTAGATGAAGAGCCAATGGTCTGCTCAGCTTGACTTGAACAAGCAACCCCAAGTTCCCAAAACTTGAGCTCTACCAATTGCGCTATGAGCAGAAAATGGACAAATTTATATAGCGACTGTCCAAACCGCTAAAATTGACTTGGGGTAGTACAGGCGAGTTCAAAGCTCGGTCTACTACCACTTTGAGAGTGTCTAAGATTAGCACTCTGAGCAGGATGTCAGATTCGAACTGACGCGTTCATAAAGAAACGTGCTTACAAAACACGGGCCATCAACCACTAGGCGAATCCTGCTCAGAATGTTAAAAGAAAATGAGCCTGCAATACTCTAGAAATCTTGCAGGCTCTAACACCACTATTACAATATAAAAGTTGCGCAACAAAAATTATAACTTTTTGTCCAGAACTTTTATTTTGTAACTAAAAATATTATATCATATTGATATAAAGTCTGTCAAGAGCTTTTTTAATTATCAAACCAATAGACAACAAGAATATCCTGCGGAGTTAGATAATATGCTCCTTCAATGCTACAATAACGCTTGATGTCTTCGATGAAATCACCGATACTATCTTTAAGCTCATTGTTAGAGGAATGACTTCCAAGCATATCATCGACCGCATACTTAGTAGAACTAATTGCATTATAATGATTAATAATATCAGAGAGCATAACAGCATTATATCCATATGCGCCGCCCTCTTCCCAGTCTTCCCATTCTTTAAGAATCTTTTGCGGCACAAGACCATCATAGTCAAAATACAGACCAACGGGGCAAGCAGATTCATCTACATATACACGACCATTGCCATCCATGAGCCAAGAAAACAGCTCATAATTGCGACCATTGTATGGCTGGGCATATTCATACACGACACTATCATCATCATTGTTATAATACTTAGAAAATAACTCTACCGGATAATATTCTTCGCATCCATTCTTCTGTGCATACTCGCTTGTCTTCCTAGCGAGATAAACATGAATGTCTTGTCCCATAAAAAGCTCCTTACAACGTATCCCTGTCATATACTTGGCAGGAAAGGTTTAAGTCCATAAGATTGGCGTAAATATCACTAAGTCGATTCGCAATATCCGCACGAGTGTTATTCTTGCACGAACGACCATTAAGATTCTTAATCTCGTTTTCCAAGTCACTCAGCTCAGAATTGATAGCGTGTTGTACCTCATACAAATCATCACCAATAAGACCTTCAACACCAGTTGCGTAATTCGTATTGTGATAATTGAAAAGCATCATGGACTCTAGTTCATCATAGCTGAAGCCGTTCTCTTTCAAGCAAACGTCCAAGTCGCGCTTCGAGTCAATATTGTAATATTTATCTTTGACAAACAAATCCATGATACCTTCCTCTCTCTTTCTTTAACTATATTATATAACTTCTTAAACTTCTTGGCAAGAACTTTTTTAACCAAATAGCTTTAGCAGACGTGCAAAATCTTGGTCAAGAAGAGATTCATAGGAAGGACAGCTTGTGCGGACAGTCTTTGCATCCTTGGTATCCTTTTCAATTTCCTCAATCTGCTTCTTGATTTCCTCAGCCTGAGACTTGAGGTCAGCTAGTTTAGCCGCACGCTCTTCGCGCTCCTTCTTAATCTTTTTAGCCTGTTCCTTATCCTTCTTCTGCTTGCGGTCATAGGATACAATCATAAGCTCGCGCGTAAGAGTACTAGTTAGCTCATCAATAACCTTCATAGCATCTTTGCCACTAGCTTTATGGTCTAGGTCAAGACCGTCAGAATCGGTTACATGTACACCTAGGTCTACAACACCATCCTCATTTATAGTCATAGCTAAATTAAAGTTTAAACCATAAGATTCTGCCATTTACCATTCTCCTTTTAATTCTTTTGTTCCTTTAATTTCGTTAATATTATAACAAATATTTTTCTAGAAGTCAACTATTTTATTGAAAATATTTTAGTACCAACCATGAGACTGCCAGTGCGCGGCAGCATTTTCCCAGCTACCATATCTATTTGACACATATTGCTCAGCAACCCTGTCTTGATTTTCCTGCGACAAGTCTCCATTCAAATAGGAAATATCAAGCTGGTATGCGCCATAGTAGCGTCCATTGGTGGCACTATAACTACCACCACTTTCCTTAGAAACAATGAAATCACGTGCAGAGCCATTCCAAGAGTAATTAGAATATGAATAGCTTGATGTACTATATGAGTTAGACTGTTGATTCTGATAACTTACCTGCGCCGCAGCTTTTTGAGCAGCAGCTTCTTGAGCCGCACGTTCTTCTGCTTCTTTCTTCTCTTGGAGAGCTTTCTGTTTCTTATCTGCACCATACTGTTTCCAGCTATCAAGTCGAGCCTTATATTGCTTTAGTTCTGTAATAGTGTCGCAAACAGATTGCTTCTCCATAATATCTTGAATCTCTAAAATATCATTCTGTTCAAGATAATCTCCGTAATTCTGAATAATATATATAACATCATCAAACTGTGAGTCTTTCATGTTACATTTATCCACTAGCCATGTCTGAGCGTTATCGTACCCATCTTCCTTATATGGAATCATAGCATCAAGTGTAGTTGTGCGGACTGCCGCATTTGTAATTTCATCATTAACGATAATTGCATTTGCTTCGTTTACACAAAAAGCATTTGTCACGCCAGCGAGTGCCACTACGGATAGGCACATAGCCAATGCTTTCGTTTTGTTTTTAATGAATTTCATTCGGATAATTCCTCTTTCTATTCCTATACGACAAGACGATTGCTTAAAAATATATAAAAAATGTGGGCAAAAGATTATAATCATTTGCCCAATTAGTTAATTTGTAAAACGGATTTGCTTCTTCTTTAAAACCTCGCCAAGAGACAGAAAATCTTCACATTTATTACAATGGTTTGATAGACGCTTGCAACAACGACGCTCGCAGTTAATTTTGCTTGCAGTGAAACTTGGGTGGATTGCGTCACAATGAAAATCCATATCTACATCTTCATTGATTTCACTCATTTGACCATGCCAATATTTATTAATGAACCATGCACGATATAAGACATCAAACTTTGCCCAATCATATGGCAAACCGCATTCAAATTCAAAGACATCAAAATACGGATTGATAGTATCCATATCTTTTGGCATAAAGATTGGAGCCTTTGGATTGATACCACGGTCAAGTGTCATTGACGGAACCTGATTCAAAATTAGCCGCATTTGAACATTGTTCTCTTGACAAATATCATGAACATTCTTTATATTATAACATAAATCATCGGCAATGTATACATCAGATACACCTAGATTGATAAAAGACTCAAGACAGGAATAGGTTGGAACCTTCATATCTTGATTAAAGAAAAACTTATATGAATTTTCTTTAAGCTCTGTGGCCTTTGTAATGTCTGTTGGTGCTACGCGGATATAAATCTTGTCTGATACTTTGTTAATTGACTTGACGGTAGGCATATGGATACCTTCTGGGAATTCAAGATTGATACGGGTATCATCATATTCCTGCACAAAATCAATAAGGTCTTCAATCGAATTGCGAGATTTGTAAAAGAGAATATTAAACTCTTTAGCTTTATCGTTCAATTCGCCATTCAATTGAAATGGAATTGCCAATTTAATCATATATCATCCTTTCATAATAACCTATTTTATATTATATAACAAAAAAGGGCAATTGTCAAGAGACAATCACCCTAAAAATCATTAAAGATATGCGGCCAAACGATTCCACAACCATTGTGGCAAGTCAGAAGTCTCGACCTCATAATCATCCAAGAGATCATAAACAATATCAGCAGAAGCGTGCCCATCATATTCAGTTTCAATTGTCTGAATTATATAATTTACCTTCTGCTCCATCTCTTCTTCGGCAGCAAGAAGCATCATGGGATTGCCCACAGAATTGTCCATGTGCAGCATTGTTAGTCCTCCATCAAAATGTCGGCAATCTTATACATATCTGCGGAAACTCGCTCTACGCGCACGCCATAGATATTATGAATCATATCAATTGCACCATCAAGATAATACCCAGAAATCTCGTCATGATGCTCAAGATAATAATTTGCAAGGTGCAGAATAGCAGTGTTGTAAGAAGCCATCATATCTTTTCCTCTCTCTTGGCTATACCATAATTATAGCATATAATATAACCAATCGTCAAGATTAATTTTCAAACCAGTTACGCAACTCGATTACCGAGGGGCAAGCTCCACGACCTTGCTCGCGGCACTCTTCCACGAACTCAGGGATTGCGTCCATGAGACGAGGTTCAAATGCCAGCTTGGTCTTGATGTTCTTGATAGTATCAATATCGCGTCCAGTCCAAACCTGCTGTAAAACTCCACGAGCCTGCTTCCAGTTCTTGTACCAAGGAGTCTTATATTTCACCATGAAACCGTTCGAATCCTCGAAGACAAAGCCCTCGATGTATGCACGTGCGGCCCACTTGTCAATAAAGGTTTCAAACTCCTGCCAGTTAGCAATGACTTTGCTAAGAACCTTGCAATAGAATCCGAAATGTCCCGCTACGTCAATAAGTGTATAGTACCCCGCATGGCCATAGTTGAAATCATTGTACACCAAGTCCAAAAGCACGAGGTGAGGATGCGAATACTCAACGATATGCGGGTCATGGATAGGGTCAATGCACTCGAAGACAGCAGTGCAGTCATTCTTGTGCAGATATTCTGCGAATTCCTCCTGCTGTGCAGTGGTCAACGTCTTGTCAAGAACGTCACGGATATATCCTGCGAAATCTCCCTCATTCGTGCTCTTGGATGCGATGAACAGCTTACCGTCCTCGGTCGGGTCGGCAGAAATCATCGCAAGGAATCCGTTAGACTTGACATATGCGCGCACAGGGAACACAAGATTCTCGCGCAGGCTAGCCATTTCAGTCTCAGGACGCTCTCCAATATTGAAGAACTTGTTGTACGAACGTGCAACAACCTTATTATCATCTTTTACAAAAAGTCCGCGTGCTTTAACATTAATATCATCCCATGCTTGGTTGAAAAAGCACTTGTTTGAGAAATTAAAAGAAGAGATTCCATTGGCAAGATGCTTCTCGCGCACAAGCGAGCTATTACGCAGTATATCGACTTCGTTCATTTATCTTCCTCTCTCTTGATTTAATAATATTATACCATATATAAATGTGTGCGGCAAATATTTTTTTCTACAAAAAAAGGGAGAGGAACTAGTCCTCTCCCTTAGTAGCATTTTCTTCAAACTCCATGCGCTCTAACTTTTCCTTACGTTTTGCCTTATAAGTATCGTCTTTGCGCTGACGAATTAGCTTTGCTTTGTGGGAAAACTTTTCAAAAGTATCATCATCGCTATACTCAAGTTCGTCCCAGTCACGAATTTTCACAATAAATCCTTTCAAAGAAAAATGCTGTCTAATATATAAAATCTCATTAAGAGATATTATATGTGGACTCCCCGGCGAGACTCCAACTCGCATGATTAAGTTTAGAGGACTTGACTTTATGCACTTAAGTTACGGGGAGATATTTAATAAGTGATGATATAGGCCTTGCGACTAGTATCGTGATAAATCTGCGTCACTTCTGCTAAAATGTTGTGTAGTACAGCATCGCCAACAATCTTCTTAGCTTCATCATCGCCATACGCAAGAATAAAATGCGGAACAATTGCATCATATGTATCACGAACAGGAACGCGCTTACCATTAACGAAATCTACAAGGGTAGTATACTGTTCACACCATACAAATACAAAATTCGGATTGAGTTTTGTAATGTATGAATTCATTTCCTTATCAGGAATAATAATACAATTCATTACTTAAATCGCTTTCCATAATAATATGCGTATACAGAAAAAAGAAAAATAGAAACAATTCCTATAATTACAATCAACATGTTATCACCTAATATACTTTTTCATAAATAAAAGAATTGTCACCAGTATAATAAAAATGCTGGATACCCTTATCACGCAAAGCATGAAGGCAGGCAGGGCAACTTCGTGCTAAACCGAAATTAAATCGCTTTCCATTGCAGATACGATAAGTATATACCTTCACCTTTGAATAGTCAAGGTTCACATCAATGCACTTTGGAATATTCAAAAGACAATCAATCTCTGCATGAAGATAATCATGAATAGGTTGACCATTCTCTCTAAACGTACGATATTTGCGATTATACTTCTTTTGCAAAGGATTGGTCTTGCGGCTGTTGTGACCAGTAGCAAGAACTTTGCCTTTATAAGACATAACAGTGCCGAGTTTGAAAGGTTCATATGTAGATTCCAGTGCCGCCTTTCGCGCCAAATCAAACATCTTCATATCATGCTTACTAAACTCAGCCATTTATTAAATCCTTTCACATCTTATATTATATATAATATCATAAGATGTATCCAGCGTCAAGAACTTTATTTCACCAAAGTAAAATTAGGATGATAACCAATTGACTCGCCGCATAGTGTAAGCAAGTTTACACAATTCGAGATAATACGCTCATACTCTTTAGTGCTATTGGCATTCTCCAATAGAGAGATAGAAGCAGCCATAGAAGTTTTTGCAAACTCTACAGGGCTTAACTCAATATAGATTTTTGCTTCTGGTGATAAATCATTCCAGTTCATATAACAGCATTCCCATCTTTAATCTAATACTAGTTCCGTATTCTTCTTATATCGTTCATAATCCTCATACGGCACATCGAATACAGTAAAGATACCTGTCTTAATATACACGCCACCCATATTACCGTCACGCTTAATGCGACTAAGCATGTCTTTCCATCCATCCTCAATCACTTCAACGCGCTGTTTGTCTGGCGCTACGACATATGCGGCAGAATATTTGCGACCTTCTTCTTTGCTTACTTCACCGCTAAGATAAAGATACTGTGGAGTTTTACTAATATCTTCCTCATATGAACGATATATAGAAACCATGTTATCCATGAGGTTTCCTAAAACATAGATTTGAAGGATAGGCCGCACATGCTTGTAATCACAGATAACATTTGAAAGCCAGTCGTTCAAAGACATGTCCTCGCACTTAAACTCTGCACCAAAATCGTCCATCAACATAACTTCAAAGTCAAGTTCTTCTTCCTCATCTTCGATGTTAAAGTCAATTGCTTCGGAGATATAATATTCAATTTCATCATATGAAATAAGATTATCAAATTGTCCATATAGAGTATATGGAATATCATTTACAATAGCTTGAATTTTGCAATAACGCATATTAACCTTTCATCCTATAACGTCGAGAATATTCCATCATGCAACAGGCTGCGCTTTGCGCAACATTCAATGAACGGCAAGAACCATATTGACGAATATAAATCATTTCATCGCATTTGTCAATGATTTCTTTTGGCAAACCGTCACACTCATTGCCATATACAAACGCAGACTTCATGGGAATGTCGGCATCATAAATATTATGCGGATTATACTCTGGAATATTATCCACAGCAAAGATAGTATATCCAAGAGGGTGAAGAATTTCTAAAACTTCATCAAAATTATCAGCATGATATACAGTTTCATATCTATGAGTGCTAATTGAGCCACGCCTATCCCATTTCTTACGGCCAATGATATAGATTTCTTTTCCAAGAAACGCATTATGTGCGCGGATGCCGCTGGCAATATTGATATTATATCCTACATTCATAAAGATAGAAACCATCGGGAGCCTATTCTTTTGCAGGTCAGCTTTAATCTCTTCGTCAGTCCACTTCTTATATGCGTCAATCACATTACGCCTTGCTGTCTCACAAAACTCTGTGCTGCAACCATACTGAGTAATCATAATATCCTTTACATAGCGATAAAGATAGTGAACATTAAATAGCCATAGTTTTTGTCAGTCTCAATATCAAACTTGATAACGTTGGCCTTTAAGATTTCGTCTTCTGGGTCAATTAACCATTCATTTAGCGGGACTGATTCTGTGCGCATATTAGGCATATCATACATAGCAAACTCTACATACGCATTTTCCTTTAAATCATCTTTCATTGCAGCCAATAGACAATAAACATTCATAGTTACCACTCAATCATTGAAAGCTGGTCAGTAAGGCGCTTGGACAGTTCATCATCTTCAATATAGAAAATATCTTCCTTATCATTTACAAGATAATTAGAGATAATCTGCCCAAAACGCTGGTCAGGATACTGTTCCCATAGGTTTTGAAACTTCACAAGAATATCATAGATTCTATTTACATCACGCATAATTGTTCCTTTCAAATATAAAATCAAGAGACTCCTACTGGTAATGCTCCAGTTTAAACGCCTTTGCAGGGCGCTGCATAACTTTTCTGCCAAGGAGTCTCTTGACTTTATACTTGTATTATATTATATATAAAGCCAAAGGTCAATTAAAACATTTCAAGAAATGCCTTATAGATTTCAAAACGAAACTTTTCAAAACGTGCGGCAAGTGCAACATATGAATAGCCGCATATAAAAAGTACGTATAGTACAAACAAACAATCTGCCATTGCTACTCCCTAGAATTAAACATAAGACATGCTACAGTGTAGCCGAAAAAGAAACCAATAGCAAAACAAATCATTACTTAATCTTGACCTTCCAAATATCATTGGATACGTATGGCATGTTGTCAATGTTTTTCTGCCGCAGACTTGCTTTGGGGCAAATTTTTCTAGTTTCTAGAGCTATATGCTCCATATAACATTTCCCAGCAATTGCCGCAATCACAAGAACAGTGATGCAAATAATTGTAATAGCATCAATCCCCATTACTCTTCCTTCCCTTGGATTTTATTTAAGTCTATTATATAACAAAAAAGTCCCAAAGTCAATAGAAACTTTGGGACTAATTTATATTATTTTGTATTGACTACTGGTGTTGACCCTTGCGGCACAACTACAGTATTACCATTCTTTGACATTTCCTTTAGAGCATCAATGTACTCTTGTGTTAGAACATTATCAGTTAGAGATTCGTTGAGTACACGGTTTGCCTCTGCTTCTTTAGTAGCTTCAATAACCTTAGTCTCACCCTTAATCTTTGCAGTTTCCTGCTGGTTCTGAGCCTTAGCCTTCTCTACTTCTGCTGCCTGAGAATCAGCATAAGCATTGGTAATAGACTTAGCATAAGAAATATCCTGAACGCTTACCTGTTCAACAGTAAGACCAATCTTAGACCACTTCTTTTCAAGAGCCTTTTGGACAGCCTTGGTGTACTGAGCACGGTCAGTCAGCATTGTAATGGTATCAAATTGACCTGAAACTTCACGTGCAACAGAACGTAGGTCATTAGCTGCATAATTCTTAGTAAAGTTCTCTTGAGTGCCATATTCAGTGTAAAGATACTCAGCTGTCTTCGGGTCAAGGCTATAGTTAATCTGAATATCAACATTAGCAGAAGAACCTGACTTATCATTTACGGTTACGCAAGGACCTTCAGCAGAGCCACCATCATAGGAGTATTCTGTGTCTTTACCGTAAAAGTTGATTAGGTTATTGCGCGTATCAAACGTAATTACATCATTCCAAGGTGCGGTAAAGTGAAAGCCTGCATCTGTAGTAGACCCGGCTAGATTGCCGCCAAGAGAACGAAGAACGACTACTTCACCTACGTCTTGTGAGTAGACACAGCAAATGCCAATTGCAATTAGACCAAGCACGATAACTACTGCTCGTCGTCCTAGCTGGACACGCTCTTTGTGTTCATCTTCACGGAAAAAAGACAGACATGCGGCGATTCCTGAAATTGCAATAAGTACACCGATAATAGAAATAAGAATTTTCAACATTATAACCTTTCATCATAGTTGACTTCAATATTCAATTGTAAGACTAGATTGCCTTTAGTTGGTCAATGATTGGCAAAATTTGCATATTATTTGTGCCGATAGCGTAATTTTGCTGCTCTGAAATAAACACAATCCTGTCAAACGGTTCATTATCTTGTGGCGAAACCTTGCATCTATACATTTCTGCAATTTCTTTTTCACTTAGACGATGATATTTATCACGATTCTTATTGCGCGCAACTGCTACATTTTGTGGAGTCTCAACCCAAACACAAACAACCTCGCAACCATTATAATTTACATTGTTGAAAAATTTATCGCGCTCAACGCGATTGATATTGCGGTCATTCGCTACAACATAGCGATGTGATTTCAAAGCAATATTTACTGCATTATAGAAACGTTTGTCAACTGTGTCTGCATCTTCTGAATTATACATGCGGCAATTATCTCTCTTGATTGTCATACAGTCTTCATGTGAATCTTGAATTGCCTTTGCAAATACAGATTTGCCACTCTGCGTTACGCCACACATTAGAATTAGCGTATGTTTCATTTTTACCTACCAATAGATAGTATACTTACTAATCGTAATATCAATGCGGTCAACGCCACGAAAATAAGTTACTTGATAGTGTTCATTGCGTGTTACGTCATAGCCAAGAGATTCTTCAAGAGCTTTAAAAACTTCCTTCTCGTGGTGGGAAAAATCTTTGTCTGCGGCTGGTACAATGCTACCGCTTTGAATGATTTCATCGTAGAAGTCTGATATATGCGGATAAAAGTCTAAGCTGTTCTTGCCGTCATTGGCAGCTTTCTCAATATCTTCCATTACGATATGGAAGTAATCGTACTCTTGGACTTTCTTTAATCGCTCTTCTTTTTTCTTCTTTAATGCGACATAACGCATGTCACGTGCTTTTTCTGCTGTAATTGGTTCCATGTAATATCCTTTCTTTTATGCGTTGGCTATATTATAAACCATAGCAATAGTGCCTGTCAATACTTTTTTAAAAAGAATTTTAGTTAAAATTTTTTTCTTGACAAAAGATTTGAAAATCATTATACTTTTTAACTGGGTTGTTAAGGGGTTTACCCCTTAAATATATATAAAATAAATTATATTAGTTTATATAAAATAGTTTATATATGTATATTGATTTTTATATATATAAGAAAGAGATATTATATAATTGTATTATATAACAGATTTTATTATAAAGAAATTCCTGTGCTACGCACAGTAATTTCTATTAAAAGAAGATAATAAAAGAATAAAGAAAAATAAACTACTTTACTACGTAAAGTAGTAAAAAGAAACAAGAAAAAGAGAAGAAAAAAGTTCTTGCGTGCGGCCAAAAATTTGTGTATAATGTAATTACGAAAACAAGAGAAAGGATTTTATAATGTCTCACTTCAATAAGTATGTGCATCTTGAGCGTTCGACTCGTGCAGAAGTTCAGAACTTTATCGGTCGTAACACAATTTTGCAGCCGAAGCTGGATGGTACGAATAGTTCTGTCTGGGTAAACGATAATGGAAATATTACTTGCGGTAGCCGCACTCGTGAGATTTCTATCGAGAAGGATAACGCTGGTTTCGCTGATTATATCACCAACACTGACGATACTGAGGTTAATGCACTAAAGAATTGGTTGCTTGACCATCCTAATTATATCATTTATGGTGAGTGGCTTGGCGGTGTTGATGGCCGCAAGTTCACTGGTACTATCAAGACTTATCTTGAGGGCGGATTCTTCATCTTTGATATTCTCAATACTGAGGATAGTGAGTATATTGATTATGATGTATGGTATCCAGTAGTCAGCAAGTTCTATCATCGTTGCGTTCCTGTCATTTGCCGCATCAGCAACATGACTTGGGATGATGTGAATAAGCATGTTGACGAGTGTATTTACAATCTTCCAAAGGGGACTATCGGTGAGGGCATTGTAATCAAGGCTTATCCTTGTGTGCGCGACCCGTGGGGCCATATCCAAATTGCAAAGATTGTACGTGACGAGTGGCATAATGACAAGACTAAGAAGAAGACTGTCTATACTGGCACTGATTCCTTGGAGAAGGAGTTCGTAGAGAAGTATTGCACTGATGCTTTTGTCGAGAAGGAAATCAACAAGGTCCTTATCGCTCTCGATATGGATAAAATTGATTGCAAGAATGGTAAATTCTTCGGCATGGCTATCAACAAAGTTCTTGACGAGCTTATTGAAGAGAACTTCTGGGACTTCTTCAAGAAGAAGAAGGCTGCTTCTGTAAAGTTGGCCGCAATCAAGGGTCTTGCTCAGGCACGAGTGCGCGAGTACATTCTTAACAACTAAATAAAATTTTAAGTGGGCTGTCAAATTTTTCTTGACGGCTCACTTTTTATATGTTATAATTATGCCAAAAGAAAAAATATTCTTTAAGGAGATTTAATGACACTTGAAGACGCAATTATTCAAGGCCGACCTGAGTATAAAACTTTTGATTTGTTCGGTTTAGTAAATCATGGAGGATATACGCATTTTGTATGGCTTGGAAATGTTGACCAAGTATATGATTGCTATCAAGACCAAGAGATAGAAGCAATTAACAATTTTACTAAGGAAATTCGTTTAAAGCATATCATAGAAGAATGGGAGTATTAAATATGTGGATGATTTATGGAAAGCGCACCAAAGAACCTTATATTGATAAGCAATTCCGTATGCTTACGGCAAAAGGTATGCGTACAACCGATTCAAGTAAAGCAATGATGTTTGTAGAGAAAAAGGATGCAGAAGCATTCCTTGAGAAAGTCAAAGCTGGCAAGACCTATTTTGACCCTATCTTTGAAATTCGCAAGGCTCGCTAATGTATACATATATTGGCGAAGACTGGGTATATAAAAATTTTGTGCCGCCAATGGATGTTGAATTGAAACATGGACAGCAGTATGATATTCATATTGAATCTGATTCACATATGATATATGTAAACGGTGTTCCTATAGTCACAGCGCCAGCAGAAGTAAGAGTAGTTTTGCCACCAGAGTATCAAGCATGGATTCCCTACAATCCAGCTAGATTTATAAAAGATTGGCAGGCAAATGGATGATTACACTATCATTAGCTTGCATTGTCATGAGTGCGACAATGACTCATGCCTCTTGTGCCGCATAGGTGAATATGTTCCAGAAGAATCTAGGCAAGGATGCACTAGAAAATTAGACGATGATACGTATGCGGAATATGAACATATAAATAATGAGATTCTGCCCTTTCTTTCTCTTGGTATGTACAAAAATGAGACTGAAAGGGTAGACGAATTTTTAAAATATGTTTATAAAAGATGTCCTATCGGCACGGTTTTAGATGAAAAAGGTAAAGCCATCGGCACTAAAAAGAAAATAATTGACAAATGCAACTCTGAAATGATATAATATAGTGGAACGAAGAAAGGAAACTATATGAATAAATCAGAGATGCTTAATTTTCTTGATAAAAAGTTTCGTAATTGTAATCCTGAATTTTTGAAACTATCTCAAGTATATTTTGAAAATGAAGATGGTGACACATTCCGCGCTTTTATCCAACATATTGGAAAGACTATTGGTGCCGATTGGGTTGAAGGTGGCTGCTCTAAATCTGTATTCCATTTTAAGGAATTTAAAAACTATGTGTTCAAAATTCCCTATATTGGTGCTGCATTTATAGAAGATGGAGATTGGGAGCATTATAAATATTGTGCGGCAGAGAATCGAATCCCAATGTATTTTTGTTTCGATGATGTTACTCTATATAAAAATGCAAATAATAATGGCTTCTATCCAGTAGATGCAAACGATTATTGCGCCGCAGAAGAGTATATCTATCGCATTGCCCGCAAGTATAAAGTTAATCAAATGCTTGCAAAGACTATATTCCTTGGTTTTGTGTGCGACATTCCAGTATATGTTTCTTTTTGTGCGGGAACACCGTATAATTATAGTTTAGAGAAACAAGACAATAAGACAATTAAGATTGCAAGAGACATGATTGATAAAAGTCGCAAAGAACATAAGAATATCTGTAATGAATTCTATGCTACAGAGTGCAGCATCTTCATTGAAACATATGGCCGCAAAGCAACTCAGCGTTTCATTGAATTTCTTTACCAAGAGAAGATTTCAGATTTGCATAATGGCAATTATGGCTATGACACTCTTGGTAATCTCAAGATTATTGATTATTCAGGTTTCCATGACCTAGATGTTTTCTAAAATTTTACTTGACAAATTATATAGATAAGTATTATAATATAGGAAAGTTTTCCTTCCAAGAGAAAGTGATAATTATATGTCTAAGTTTAATGAAAAGGTTAAGCCCGAGAGTTCTATGTCATACGAGGGTGGCGAGAATTACAAGAAGGATGTACTTGAGGATTGGATGAATTTCTTGTTCTCTAGCAAGATGGACGATGGTTTCTATGAGAATGCTGACACGCAGCAGACTCGTTTCATCGAACTTACGAATCTTGTAATTGATAAGTATGGCGCTGAGTTCGCTGGTAAGTGTGCCATGTTTGCACGAAACCAACTTGGTATGCGTAGTGTTTCGCAGCTTGTTGCGGCTATGCTGAATGGTCAGAGCTTTGAACGCAAGCGCGATTTCTATAAGGCTTTCTGTCATCGTCCTGATGATATGTCTGAGATTTTCGCAGCTGTTGACATGCTTGGTGGCAAGCGTTCTCATGCTATGATTCGTGGTTTTGCAGATTATATGTCTGGTCTTTCTGAGTACAATCTTATGAAGTATCAGATGAAGGGTAAACGCTATAACATGTATGACCTTATCAATATCATTCATCCCAAGAGTGGCATTGTTGATGGTTACATGAATGGTAAGCTAGAAGCTGCTGATACTTGGGAAGTCAATATCTCCACTGGCAAGGACAGTTGGAAGAATATGGTTGAGGGTAATCGTCTCGGTTATCTCGCTCTTATCCGTAATCTCAACAACATTCTCGCAGAGGACGTTGATGATGAATGGATTAAGCGTAATCTTGTAGACCAGCTTATCAACGAGGTTTCTATCAAGAAGTCTCTTGTATTTCCTTATCAGATTTATACTGCTTATCGCAATCTAAATGTTCAGAACTTTGCAGTTATCACAGCTCTGGATACTGCTTTCCGTATTGCTTGCGGCAATATGCCTAAGCTAGAAGGTAATTCCGTTATCATGCTTGATGTTTCCGGTTCGATGGAAGACCGCTACGGTAACAAGTCCAATCTTACTATCAAGGAAGTTGGCGCTTGCTATGCTGCGGCTCTTTACATTAATGGTAATTGCGACTTTGTAAAGTTCGGCAATCGTGCTAAGTCTGCAACTTTCAAGAAGGCTTGCGGCCCATTCCAAGTCATTCGTGAAATGTGTGAGAACGATAATTGCGGTTATGGAACTGACATTGCTCCTGCTTTCAGTCTTATCAGTGACAAGAAGTACGACCGCATCTTCGTTGTCTCTGATATGCAGGTGATGGCAAAACAGTATACTTATTGGGGAGATAGTACTGACGGTATGTGCAACTATAATAATTATTGTGCTGCACATGGCCGCACAATTCTTTATAGTTTCGACCTCGGCAACTATGCTGACCAAATTGCTAATCCAGGCAATCCTGACGTCCACCTCATGACAGCTCTAAACGATAACGTCTTCAAGATGCTTAAATACGTAGAGAATGGCGGCAAGCTGTACGACTACATCAATGATAACTACCATTTCTACGCCAACGATAACGAGAACTACCTCTTCTAATTTTCTTTCTTTTGGTAAAGGCACCCTCATGGGTGCCTTTTTTGTATTGACAATGATAAATAAATCTGTTATAATACATATATAGAGAAAGGAAATAGAAATGACAGAAAATGTAAATAAGATTCAGAATAGGGCTGAAGAGCATCTTGGCGCTATTATTGCCACAGGTAAGTATTGGCAGTATCCATATCTTGTATGCGCAGCCAATGGTTCTATGAATTATAATCTATGGGACGAAGAATCTGATGTTGATACCAAGTTGCTTATGATTCCAACAGCATATGATTTGTTCTTGGATAAGAAGCATCTTAATAAAGTCGAGATTATGGACAATGACGAGCATTGTACTGTAAAAGATTTTCGAGATTATTTTAAAATTCTCCATAAGGCTAACATTAATTTCTTGGAGATTCTTTGTACTGAATATTATGTTGTGAATCCTCAGTATAAGATTTACTGGGAATATCTTCGTAAACATTGTGATGATATTGCCAATCTTAATCCGCAGAAATTAATTTTTTCTTCTCTTGGAATGGCTATGGAAAAGGCAAAGAAGATTTGTCATGATTCTCCTGCCAACCATGAGCTGATTGAGAAGTACGGATATGTGGCGAAGGAATTACAGCATATCATGCGACTGTATCTATTTGTTAAACGTTATCTCGTTGATGGTGCGCCATTCTCTCGTGCTATATGGGTTGATGGATATGACTCTTTTGGTAAAGAGAGTATGTATCGCGATGAAATGATGGATATTAAGCGTTACCGTACTGTCTTTGCACCAGAAGATGCAAAGCTAAAGGCGGAAAATTATGTAATGAAAATGGACGAGCTTATTGAGAATAATTCTAAGTTTATTCCTGAGCCATCTAAGGATGCAGCAGATGCACTTGAATCAACTCAGTTTGCTATCATGAATTCTTATATGTCCGCAACCTATAGTAAACGATAAGGAGAAAGAAATGGCACATCGTCGAGTAATTGATTGTTCTTGGGATAAAAATACTAAACTGGCATCGGTAACACTATCTTCAAAGTGGGGTACGTTTACTGGATATGCTAAGCCGCATGACGAGGATGTTGATGTAGCAAACCGTTGGAGCGGTTGGCGTATTGCCGAGTATAAGTGTCGTGTAAAAATTATGAAGAAGCGTGCTGAAGCTATGCGTGAGCGCTATTATGGTATTATGTCTTACGCATCTATGCTTGAGGATGCGAAATATTTTAAGGATGTTTGTCGTTGGGCAAAGCATGATTGGTACGATTCTCGTGATGAATATATGAATTTGAAAAATAATTTCAAGGAATTCTGCAAGGATGAAGTAGATAGTCGCAGACAATTCCTAAAAGATGTAGAAAACAAGCGAATGTAATTGCATGGATGTCGATTGCTATAATCGGCATCCATTTTTTGTTGACAATTGAAAATGAAAATGATATAATATCTATAAAAGAAAGGAGATTCATGGCTAAGAATGATTATACTAAAGAATCTATTCAATCGTTAACACCAAGGGAGCATGTAAGAAAGCGCCCGTCTATGTATTGTGGCGATACTTCAACGCCAAATCAACTTATGATGGAATTGTTTAGCAATGCTCTTGACGAACATAACATTGGTCATGGTGATACTATTAATGTATCAATTGACAAAAGCGGTTTATGCCGTATTGAAGATTTTGCTCAAGGATTTCTTGTAGATGAAATGCGAGACGATGGTAAAACTGTTTTTCAGGCTGCGTTCGATACTATGAATACGTCTGGTAAATATACAGATGATGGAGTGTATGAAGGTTCAAGTCTTGGCCTTAACGGAATTGGTACAAAATTAGTTACATATCTATCTAAGAATGTAATGGCAGAAACAGTTCGTGAAGGTAGGTGGGAATGTAATAGCTTTTCAGATGGTGTACTTTATAGTCATCAAAGTGGAGACGCAAAACAAACTGCTCATACTGGCACGACTATTACTTATCTTCCGGACGAACAATTTTTTGGCACAGGTAAAACATCAGTTTTATTTTTCAAAAAGTTTTTCAATGATATTACTTGTATTTGTCCAACTCTAACGGTATTTTTAAATGGCGAAAAGATTAGTCATAATAGCATTGAAGATATGTTAGATGAAAAACGTGGTAAAGATATTGAAATTGTTGGTAATCATTTTGTTATGAATACTGATAAAATCAATCTAGCTATGACTTTTACATCTGGCAGTCAAGCAAAGATTATTCCATACGTTAACTATGGTATTACATCATCTGGACCGCATATTACAGGAATTAAATCAACTCTCACTCGTGTATTTAATAACTGGGCGAAAGAAAATAATCTTTTAACCGCAAAAGATAAAAATCTGGATGGTGCCGCAATCCAAGAAGGTATTGTATTAGTATGTAATATCAATAGCAAAGGTGTTAAATATAATGCGCAGGTAAAAGATGATATTATTGATATGGATACTTCTTTTACCACTGCTCTTGGACAGCAGCTAGAAGTATGGCTAGATAGCAACCCAGAAGATGCAAAGGCTATCCTGGAAAAGGCTATCCTTGCGCGAAAAGCCGCAGAAGCAGCTAAGCGTGCGCGTGCGGCAGTTAAGAATAATAAAAAGCGTGGTAATAAGGTTAAGATTCTTAATCCAGATAAGCTCAAAGACGCTGAATTCCTTGGTCAAGATTCTACCCTTCTCGTAGTAGAAGGACTGTCAGCTGGAGCTTCGATGTGTGTTGCACGTGAAATTGACAAATATGGAATTTTAATGCTGCGCGGCAAGCTAATCAACGCACTTGCAAATAAAGACGATAGACTGTTAAAGAACGAAGAGATTCAATTACTTTTTAAGGCACTTGGTATTAAACCACATGAAGATTACGAAGAGGCAAATTTAAGATACGGCAGGATTGGTATATGCGTTGACTCCGATAGTGACGGTTACCACATCGGATTGCTTATTGCATCAGCTCTAGAACACTTCTGTCCTAAGTTTATTCAAGAGAATAGACTATGTTGGTTACGCTCACCTCTCTATATTGTCAAAGGTAAAGATAAGGAACAATATTACTTTACAGACCAAGAAATGGACGCAGCTAGGCCAAACCTTCCAGCAGGAGTAGAGGTACAACGTTGTAAGGGACTCGGTTCACTATCTGCAAGTCAAGCACGTAATTCTATGTTTGGCGAGAATCAGCATATGGATGTTCTTATTCCAACAGACAAAACAAAGAATAAACTTATAACTCTTATGGGTTCAAATGCAGATGGTCGCAAAAATTTTATTTTCAACAATATTGACTTTAGTGAGGTGAAAGAGTAATTGGATTTTGAAGTAAGTTTAGACGATGTTATTGATAACAGTTTTGGACAGTATGCAGGAGCAGTTATTCAGTCACGTGCGTTAGTAGATGTCCGAGACTGCGTAAAACCATCTACTAGACAAGTTCTGTACTGTATGTTCACAGACAAATTCACTCATGATAAGCCATTTAAAAAGACGCTTAAAGCGATAGGAAGTTGTATGAGACTTTACATTCACGGCGACGCGTCTTGCGAAGGTATTGTAATGCGTAGTGGACAGCCTTTTTCCATGAGGTATCCACTAGTAGAGGTGGAAGGTTCGTACGGAACTTTAACAGAGACAGGGAACTGGGCCGCACCACGATATACAGCATCACGTCTTTCTCAGCTATCTGATTATCTTCTCAAAGAAACAGATAAATATACTGTAGATGAATGGGTAGATAACTATGACGATACTGAAAAGTATCCTAGAATTCTTTCCTCTCTTGGATTTTATAATATCATCAACGGCACAAGCGGAATTGCATCTGGTCTTGCAAGCTCTGTTCCACAGTTCAATCTCAAAGAAGTAAATGCAGCAATGGTGTATATGTTAGAGCATAAAGATGCAACATTTGATGATATTTTATGTTATCCTGATTTTGCTACTGGTGGCACAATTCTTAATAAAGACGAAGTGCGCGAAAGCCTTAAAACTGGTAAAGGTAAAGGTTGCATTATTCGTGCAAAGCTAGAATACGACAAGAAAGATAATTGCATTATCGTTCGTGAACTTCCTTATAGCGTTTATACTAATACTATTTGTAATGAAATTGAAAAGATTACGAATGATGAAGAAACTAATCCTGGCATCGTTAATCTAAATGACCTTACAGGTGAAAACGTCTGTATTAAGATTTATCTTTCTAGGTCTGCTAATCCAAAAGAAGTAGCAACTTATCTGTTTGATAATACTTCTCTACAAAAAACTTATGGTATCAACATGACCATGCTTGAGAACGGTCGCTATCCTAAAGTCTTTGGTTGGCAAGAAGCATTAACTGCACACTTGAAACATGAGAAGCAAATATATATTAATATGTACAAACATCAGCTTGATGTTCTTAATTATAAATTAAAAATTACAAATGGTATTATTGCGGCAATTAATAAGATTGATGAAACAGTTGAAACGATTAAGAATTCTTCTTCAACTAAAGAAGCTAATGAAAAACTACAATCTTTCTTAGATATTGATGAAGACCAAGCTAAGGCAATTCTAGAAATTAAACTTGTTCGTCTTGCAAAACTAGAAGTAAATAAGCTAATTAAAGATAAAGAAAATCTTGAATCTGAAATTGAGCGAATTGGTTATATTTTAAATTCAAATAAACTTCTAAAGCAGGAAATGATTAAGCGTTTTAATGAAGTGTCCGAAAAGTTTGGAGACGAACGCCGCACTAAGGTAGTTCAAAAGGAAATCACAAAGACGAAAAAGACAAAGTCTTCCACACCAAAAGAGAATAGGAATTTTATTATTGCTTTTAATCCTCTTGGTTATCTACAAAAAGTCTCACCTTCTAAGTACAAGAGTGATGGTAACCTTGCATTCACCGTGTCTGAGGATAGAAAAGTGGCTTTATTCTCGAATAAAGGACGATTCTTTAGGATTGCTCTTTCAGATATTAAAGAATGTGGCTCAAAAGATAAGGGTACAGCTATCGGTGCAATTATCAATCTTGATAATGATGAAAAGATTATCACTATTCACAACGATGTATTCGTAGATAAGCCTTACATGTTCTTTGTTACGGAAGACGGTAAGGTTAAGAAGTGTGAAGGTAAACAATTTGCCGGTGGCACCCGTAATGTTAAAGGTTCTGTGGCATTTAAGACCGACAGCAAAATTGTCAGTATCCAAGAGACAAATGGGTGTGTTGTAACATTAACATCAATCAAGAGACAAATTAGTTTCATGGCTGATAGTGTGCGGGCAAGCAGTATTCGCTCTGGCGGCATGTGCGGCATTAAGTTAGATGATGATGATAAAATTGTATCTATGACAATTACTGAACCGCAGAACTTTACAGGTAAAATTGCAAACAAGGGTGGACGGGGAGTTATTCTTTAGTCTGCCCTTTTCTTTCTATTGGAGGAATATGTCTCTAAATATTTATTCGCCAATGCTGGTTGGCAAAGCTCCTAAAAATTACGAAAATATGCTTAAAAATACACCAATCATCGGTACTATTAAGAAAGATGGATATTGGTCACAACTAGTTAAAGACGAGAATGAGGTTCATCTTTATAGTCGCACAGTCTCTAAAAAGACTGGCTATTATAGTGATAATATTGATAAAGTGCCACATATTAAAGATTGGGCTATGAATGAACTTCCTAATGGTACGTGCATCATCGGTGAGGTTTATTATCCTAATGGCACATCTAAGAATGTAACATCAGTTTTGGGTGCTTTACCAGAAAAAGCCATTGAACGTCAGAAAGGCGAGTACGGTAAGATTCATTTCTATATGCACGATATTCTTGCATATAGCGGCGAAGATTATGTTATGAATAATATGACATATGATTATCGTTATAGTAATCTTTGTGGACATATTGATATTGCTACTCCTTTAATTCCAGAACTTGAAGTAGCACGATGCTATGATAACGCTTATCTAGACCTAGATAGAGTTACAACTGATAAACTTGCCGCAGGCGAAGAAGGTATGGTATTTCGTGTAGAGAATGGTCTATACGCACCAGGTAAGCGACAGCCAAAAGTCATGTTCAAAATTAAACAAGCACAGAATGATATTGATTTTGTGATTACAGAAGTTCTGCCACCAGAATATCTTTATACTGGTAAAGAATCTGAGACTTGGGGATATAAAGATAAAGAAGGTAATCTAATCACAAAAGCCGCATATTATGGTTGGGCTGGCGCTTTACGACTTGGCGCATATGATAAGGCAGGAAATCTTGTGTCTATTGGTCGTGTATCTTCTGGTCTTACAGATAATCTTAAAGCTGACCTTGCGGCCAATCCCGAAAAGTATATTGGAACGGTCGTAGAGGTAAACTGCATGAGTCTTGACAAGGAGAATAAAACTTTCCGGCATCCTTATCTATCTAGGCTTCGTCCAGACAAACCAGCACAGGACTGTAAGCTAGAAGAAATTTTTAATTAAGGCTTGACTTTTAGAATATTTTATGTTATCATGTATATGAAATAAAAATGAAAAAGTAAAGGAGTTATATGATTACTATTACCAAGCCAGTATTTTCAGACAATGCTAAAAAGGTTCTAAAGCACCTACAGGAGAATCAGGGCAAAAATGAAACTTTTAAGGATATTGCAAAAGCTGTTCATCTAACCGATAAGACTACTAATTGCATTATTACTTCTTCACTTGTCCGCAAGGGATATGCAGTTCGTGAACTACAGCCTGATGGTGGTACTAACTTTATTCGTCTTACCAATGAGGGTATTAACGTTGACCCTGAAATCACTGTAACATATACTAAGTAATATGGCTCTCGAATTTATTATAGCTGTTGTCTGCGCTATTACATTTGTCGTATGCGGCTATAGCGTAGGCGTTATAGCTGGCAGAAAAGAAACGTGTGATATAGTCGAAGAGAACAACAAAGAAGTTCTTATTGCGCGAGAGCATATTGAATATCAAATTCAAAATGAAAAGGCACATTTAAAATCTCTCCAAGAGAATGTGGAACAGCAGAAGCAGAGCTTTGAAGATTTTAAAAAAGTTGAAAAAGAGAATATCATGAATAATCTTCGTGATTTTCAGGCTCAAGTCGATGAAGATAAAGCTGAATATGTTGAGCAAATTCAAATTCTTCAAAGCTCGCTTGATAAACTAAAGCGACAAAAGGCTGCGACAATTGAAGCGTTTCAACGTGAACAGGCGGTTCAAGATTCTAAAGATGATTATCGTATCATTATCGAAGATAGTGATAAAGCAGATATTGATATTTTAAATTCGTTTAAGAACCGCCTTTCTAACCCAGAGATTCTTTCAAAGCTAATTTGGTCAACGTATTTCCAGAAGAAAGCAAAGGCTTTATTCGTTAATATTGTTGGTACTGAAAAAACTTGCGGTATTTATAAGATTACAGACATAAATGATACAAAATGCTATATAGGTCAGTCTGTAGATATTGCAAATCGTTTTACACAGCACTGTCGTTGCGGATGTGGCATAAAGACACCTAAAGATAATAAGCTGTATGCGGCAATGCTTAAAGATGGTTTAGACCAATTTACATTTGAAGTCGTTGAGCTTTGCCCGCAAGAAGAATTAAATGAAAAAGAAAAATATTATATTGATGTATATAATTCAGTTAACTATGGTTTCAATTCACAGGATGGTGTAAATGGGAAAAGTAACGATTAACAGTAATACTATCAAAAATCCTATTACGTTAATTGGAGAAATGGCTGGCCCTTGTTATGGCACAGATACCAGTAACGTAGAAAAGAATTATAAACGTGGTCTTTCTTGTATCAAAGATGGGCATTTCCGCACGCTTGAATTTGGAGAAGTATGGTTTGTTCTAGAAGGGTATTCAGCAAAGGTAATTCGAGAATTTTATACTCATAATGGTGGAGCGCCTACACGTCTACAGGCAAGTACGCGTTATATCAAATATCAAGATTTTGATTATGTAGTTCCTCCTAAGATTGCAGCAAATGAAGATGCTAAGCAAATGTACGATTCTTGTATGAAAGATATTGCCGAAGCTACTACTTATATGCAAAAGGAATGTGGAATTCCGCAGGAAGATGCAAATATGGTTCTCCCTCTTGGAATGACAACGACTGTTAGTTGTCGTTTCAATAGCCGCACACTTATGACAATGGCTGAACAGCGTCTATGTACTCGTGCCTATTGGGAGTTTAGACAGCTAATGAAAGACATTATTGAAGCGCTATCTGAATATTCTGATGAATGGAAAACTATCTGTGATTTATTCTTTAAGTGTAAATGCGACAAAGCCGGTTATTGTTTAGAGCATAAATCATGCGGGAAATACCCTAAAAAAGTTATTGACTAAAATTTAAAAACGTGCTATAATATGTGATATATATTGAAAGAAAAATTAGAAAGGAAATTGAATGTTTTCAAAGACAAATAATTCATGCCATATTGAGGGATATGTATTTTCAACTGACCGCCTTGCCCAGCGTGTCTCTAAAAAGACCAACACTCCTTTTATTAACGGCACAGTAAATGTAGCCACTGATGATAAGGGTCTTAACGTTGTCCCTGTATTTTTCCGTTACGTTACTGAGACTTTTAAGAGTGGCAAGCCTAATCCCGCATGGGAGATTCTAACTGCCCTAATTGACCATGAGGGTTCAGATACGTTTGAAGTTGTAGGTACTTCTGCTCTCAAGGTTCGTATTGATGGTTCTGTCGGCACAAATGATTTTGTATCTCGTGATGGTGAAGTTGTTTCTCCTAAGCGTGTCGAGGGCCAGTTTATGCACGTTATGACCAACGAGATTTCTGAGAATCCTGCGACATTCGATGTCGATATGCTTATTGCAAATGCGGCTGAGCGTGAGGTTGAAGATGGTGATGATTTTGTAAATCTTCGTGGCTACGTCTTTGATTATCGTGGTGGCATTCTTCCCGTTGATGTTAATGTCCGTTCTAAGGGTGGTATGGATTATTTTATCGACCAAGATATTTCTAATAAGAATCCTCTCCTAACTCATATCAAGGGTTCTATCGTGTCTCAGGCTATCACGACTGAGAAGACTGAAGAATCTGCATTTGGTGACCCAGTAGTTCATAAGGTCGTTCGTCATGTTCGTTCTTGGGATGTTACTTGGGCTGCGGTCGAACCTTATGAGTGGGATGATGAATCTACCATCACCAAAAAGGAATTCAAGCAGAAGTTAAACGAGCGTGAAGAGCGTATGGCAGAGGTCAAGCGTAATCATGACGAGTATCAGGCTAATCGTAACGGTGGTCAGAACTTTGCAGCAGCAAAGGTAGTCGCAAAGGTTGAAGCTCCAGTAGATGAAAATGAAGATGATGATGATGACGAGGCATGGCCTTTCTAGCCAAGTAGCAGACAATTAAATAAACAGGTGAGAGATTAAGTTCTATCCCCTATAAGATAGAAAAGGATTTAAAATGGAATTTAATTTTACGTCATGTGCGGTCCTGCTGCCAAGTGCTCGGAGTGCGCCGCAAGATAGCGAATAAGTTGCGTAAAGCCGGTGAAGGGATGACCGAGAAATACATCGGAAAGGCCAGACACTACAAGCACAACAACGACTTGTTCTGGAAGTATAGAGACATCGTACTTGACAATAATGGCAATCCTGTTACGGACGATAACGGCAGACTTGTATGGCTCCTGCTCAGATGGAAGGGTTGCGACAACGCTGCATGGTGGACGAAAGGGTACAAGGATTGCAAGCTGTGCCGCGATGAAGGCAAGACGTACCGTATCGACTTTACCAACTGCAACGTCTACGAGGTCGTAAGCGAATGAGCTGTGTAGCGAAGGCGGTGAGCAAATGCTAACAGCGGATGGAGTCAAATTCCTAAAGGAGCTTCAAGACAAGTTGGATACGCAAGAGACGTTTTTGTCAAGCGGACCCACGTTTCTGAGTGGTTGAGCAGGATCGCTGGTACACATGCTCAAAGGGTTACGAAGACCGCGTTGTTGTCGTAGACAACGAAGGGTGTGACACAATGACTCTTGGGCATGGCGTGAAAGCAGCATTTTCTAGCATCCAAACGAAGTTTAGCAGCGAGGACGCAACTGAGTGGCTAAGCAATTGGAGACATAGCACTTGCCGCCGATACAATGTTATTTATCTAAATCGTATTTAATAGTAGATAGCAAAAGATTAAACCAAGAGAGAAAAGAGAAAGCAATATATGTCAATTGATATTTTTAATATTGAACCTCACAAAGTTAGTCGTTCGCTAGAGGGCTATACAATCATGTTTTACGGTGAGCCTAAGACTGGAAAAACATCAACAGCAGCCAAATTTCCAAAAGCCTTACTATTAGGCTTTGAGGTTGGCTATCTAGCAATTGGCGGCGTAAAACCGCAACCTATTAACAAATGGTCTGAATTTAAACAGGTTCTAAAGCAGCTAAAAGACCCGAAAGCTCATGAGCTATACAGCAATATTATTATTGATACTGCTGACATTGCTTATGACCTTTGTGAAAAGTACGTCTGCAATCAGGCTGGAGTCTCGGCTGTAAATGAGCTACCTTATGGTCAGGGGTGGTCTAAAACTAGTAAAGAGTTCGATGAATGTCTTCGTTCCATTCCTCAGATGGGCTATGGTCTAGTAATGATTTCACATAGTCAAGACAAGACTTTTACTGATGAAAATGGTAGTGAATATAACCAGATTGTTCCTACTCTTGGCAATCGTCCACGTCTAATCGTTGACCGAATGAGTGACGTTATCGGTTACGCCCATCCAGTAGAAGAGGAAGATGGCCGCACTCATACTGTCCTGTATATGCGCGGAACCCCTCGATTCGTAGCTGGTTCTCGATTTAAATATACGCCTGACTCCATTGACTTCACATATGACAATCTTGTCAAGGCTATTGGTGATGCAATCGACAAGCAAGCAGAGGAAGATGCTGGCAAGTTTGTCACCGATGCACGTACTACTGCATATGATATTAATGATGGTCCTGACTTTGAAGCTATGAAGAATGAATTCAAAGAATTAACCGTCAAGATTCAGCATAGTGTTTCTAAGGATGAATTCAAAAAGTCTTGGGCGCCTAAAATTATCGAAATTACAGATAAGTATCTCGGTGTCGGCAAGAAGGTCAATGACTGTACTGCTAAGCAAGCTGAACAGCTTTCACTTATCCTTGATGACCTCAAAGACTTACTGTCTAATGGAATTGATGTAGCTTAATTCTAAAGACCGTCCATAATTGGGCGGTCTTTTTTATTGACAAAATCTCCTGAATATGTTATAATTATATTATAAAGTTAGGAGAAAATATGGCAAAACAAAGACTTGTTAAATGTCCATATTGCGGCCAAATGATTGACCGTGATTGTGAGTTCGATTGGAAAAAGATTGGCAACCGATATTGGCATGATGAATGTTATGCCAAGAGCCAAGAGGAAAAAGAAAAAAATAAAGATAAGCTGAAAAAGCAACGAGAAGCAGTTATGAAAATGGCTGGAAAATATCTCGGTGCATATGTAGATTATCAAAAGGTAGCTTTGAATATGGGACAACTTATCAAAGCTGGTATCACATATGAGCAAATGGCTAAGGCTTTAAAGTATTGGTATAAAATAAAGCGTAATGACCCGAGTAGGTCAAATGGTGGCATATGGATTATCAAATCAATTTATGTCGAAGCAGAAAATTATTTCAAACGATTAGAAGAGATTAGAACTGTACAGAGCGAAGGGCAAGTGAATACAGATATTACAGATGAACATCGTGTATTTGTGCGGCCAAGAGACGTAAATATTTATAGGAAAAAGCCACGTTTTAATTTGGAATAGAAGGGAGGATATTTGATTAGTAAATACTATGATTCTGTTGCGGCATTGCAGGTAATTGGATGTTGTATGCGGAAACCTGAATACTTGGCGGCAGATGGACAATACTTCTTTTCAGAACACGACTTTTGCAATGACTTACACAAGGTAGTATTTGGTGCATTGTATAGTCTATATAACGCGGGTGTAACTGACCATCTTGCACGAGAAATTGAGAATTATCTTAAAGACAAGCCGAAAGCATATGCAGTCTATAAAGCTAACAAAGGTAGAGAGTGGATGTTTGAAACTCATGCAAATGCTCACCTAGATGCTTTCGAGTATTATTATAATCGTTTAAAAAAGATGTCTCTACTTCGCGCGTATGATGATGTTGGCGTAGATGTATCTGATATTTATGACCCTGATAATATCTTAGATTCTGCAAAGAAGCAGGCACAAGACGAGTATCTTGATGGTACAACATTAGAGCAATTAGCAGATGATGTAGAGGGTAAGTTTTATTTTATCAGGGATTTATATGTAGACAATAACGATAACGACTCTGTTGCTATTGGTGATAATGTCCAAAAGATTGTAGATGAATTAGCACAGCATCCTGCTCGTGGTTGGGCAATGTATGATATGTATGAAGATGCAATCGCTATGGGCGCACGACCTGGCCGCTTTTATCTAAGAAGTGCAGCGACAGGTGTCGGTAGAGTATGGACAATTCATTATAATTGATATTTGATATTTTTTATATCTATTAGATAGTAAAATATACATCTAAGGAGATATAAAATGACAGAAGAGCAATATAACCTAGCTAAATTAATGTACGTAGAACAACAAAAAAGCCTAACATATATTGCAAAAACTTTACATGTTGACAGAGGAAAGTTAAGTAAGCAATTAAAAGCAGATAACGTAAAAATAATCAACAAACAGAATTTAACAAAATTCAATCAAGATGTATTTGAAGTAATAGATACGGAAGAAAAAGCGTATTGGCTTGGATTTTTATATGCTGATGGATATGTTGGAGCAGACAATAATATAATTGAACTGTCTTTAAAAAGCAGTGATATACAGCATTTAAAAAAATTCAAAAAATTTTTAGAATTTGATAAAAACAAAACTATTTTTTGTGACTCGGTTAGATGCCGTTTAAATTTTAGAAATAAAAAACTTAAAAATGATTTAATAAAATTAGGATGTACGCCTAGAAAATCATTAACTTTAACTTTCCCAAATAGCAATCAACTTCCTAATCATTTATTATTGCCCTTTACAAGAGGATATGTAGACGGCGATGGAAGTGTAATGATTGGTCATAGAAACGTACCTAGATTAAACGTACTTGGAACACATGAATTTTTAACATCATTGGTAGAAAATAATGGCTGGAAACAAAATAAAGTTAGATATAAAAATAGAGATACTAATACAGGTGTATGTTCTACAGAATGGTGCGGTAAATATGTTATGCAGTATTTAGATTTATTGTATGAAGATGCGAATATCTATTTAGATAGAAAATATGAAAAATATCAATTATTAAAGGCGATGAATTGATTTGCCGACAATAAACTGGGGAAAAAATCTGGAACCCTAAACCAAAAGGGCAAGGGAATCAGAGGTGAAGGTTAATTTAAAATTAACCAGCCGCAACGCATAGCAGGTGAAAAGATATAATCCTGCCACGAGGCCCCAGCTTTCTTTATAAGAAAGAAAAGATATGCTGAACTTGCGGGAAACCGTAAGAACCGTAGGATAAAAAGCCTATGGGGTAACAAATTGAAATCAAGGACTGGTGTTGCTGATGCTTGTTTTTTCTCATGTTCTGAGTATTATTCAGATGAAGGTAAATGGGAACGTTTATATAATCGAGTACCTACTTTATATATTTCGGTAGAACTAGACATTGAAGAGCTTACAACCATGGCATTAGCTTTTATCGGTAATATTCCAGAAGACCATATTGTTGAAATGGATTTACTTACTTTTGACGAAGAAGAGAGATTAAAGAAAGCAGTACAGATTCTAGAAGAAGCACCACTTCGTATGGAATATCTTCCTAACTATGGCATGAAAGATGTTGAGAATTGTATCAAACGCAATATACGTAAATATAAATATCCACGAGTAAATGAACAAGGCAATACAGATTACCTAACTTTTCAGTGTGTTGTCTTTGACTATTTAACTTCATCTATTAAGATGATTGAGGAAATTTCACATGGAACTGGGATGAAAGTACGCGAAGACCAAATTCTATTTCTTATGTCATCTAAACTTAAAGAAATAGCTGTCGATAACAATGTTTTTCTTCTATCCTCTACTCAAATTAATGGTAGTTACAAGCAAGAGAAAATCCTAGACCAGAACATGCTAGCTGGCGCAAAATCAATTGCAAACCGAATCGACTATGGTGAAATCATGGTTGATTGTACAGATGAAGATATTCAAGATATTGAAGGCGTTTTGGCACAGCATCCCGGAATGTGTCCACCAAATGTAAAAAGAAGCGTATATAAGAATCGACGAGGAAAATTCAATCGTGTTATTTGTTGGATGCGCGCAAATAAAGGTACTTGTCGATATAAGACTTTATTTGTAACTGATTTCTCTTTTAAACCAATAGACAAAGATGAAATTTTCCAAAAGAAGAAAGAATAGGAGGTGCGGGAATTGGGATACGATAAAGCAAAAGTAAAGGAATCAATTGAACCAGAAAACGTATATGATATTCTAGAATACTTTGGAGCAGAACCAGAAATGTATTCTGATTATATCATTTCCCGCACAATCTGTCACAATGGCATCGGTGAAGGTTCAAAGAAGTTATATTATTATTTTGAGAATAGTATGTTTAATTGCTATACTGAGTGCGGCGCATTTGATATTTTTGAACTTGTTGAGAAAGTTAAAAATGTAGACCTTAATTCCGCAATCTATTTCGTGGTTAATTTCTTAAATCTTCAAATTGATTTAGATAATGATATTGATTTAAAAGATAGTCAAGAAGACTGGAAAATATTCAATAGATATAAAGAGCAAAAAGATGTAACTGTAAATGATAATACCATTGAGTTACCAGAATATGATATATCTATTATTCAGCATTATCCTCAACCTATTATTTCCTCTTGGTCTAATATCTCAAAAGAGGTGTGTGACTTTGCGCAAGTTCATTATGACTCTCTTGGCGGCAATATCCTTATCCCGCACTTTGACCAGAATGATAGATGCGTAGGTATTCGACAAAGAACTATTATCCAAGAGCAAGAGAAAAAAGGAAAATATAAGCCTTGGCGAGTCCACGGTGAACTTTATAATCATGCTCTTGGCTTTAACTTGTATGGTCTTAATTGGGCTAAAGAAAGAATTAGAGAAATACAAACTGCGGTTGTAGCCGAATCAGAAAAGTCGGTTCTTGCCTACATGTCATATTATGGTACAGGTAATAATATTTGTGTTGCAACATGCGGCAGTTCCTTGTCTAAATATCAATTCAAACTTCTTAAAGATGCAGGATGTAAAGAAATTGTTATCGCATTTGACCATGATTTTGATGAATATGGTTCAGATGAAAGTTTAAAGGTTGAAGAAAAGATTGCCAAGATTGGTAATAAATATAAGCCGTATATGAATATGTCTGTAGTTTTTGATAGAGAGAATATTTTAGGATATAAGGCAAGTCCATTAGACCAAGGAAAAGATGTATTTATGTATCTATTTAAGAACAGGATTATGCTATAATGTGTGTTACAATTGGACAAATCATAGTTTTGATACTTGTGCTTTTGTCACCGATTCTTTTGTGTCTTGCTATTATTATGGCTTATATTATCATAGACAAATGGGTAGATATTATATTTTATCCTTTTGAGATTATTCGTGATAAGATTGATAATTACAGGCAGAAAAGAGATTTAGAATCATGGTATGAAGAAAGCGAAAATAACCAAGAGGAAGATACAATATGACAGAAGATGATAAATTAAAGATTCTCAGTTATCGCCGCAAACATCAGCGCTGTCGATATTGTAAATATTATTTTTATCCATATGTGCCGCATGAGCTAAAATTGACCAGCACCGTTCCTCCTGAATGTGCTATTAAAGATAAACGGATTTATCCTTATATCCTAGGTCTTAAAACATTAGCAGGATGTATGTGCAAAGAGTTTGGAGTTGATGAAAATAGATTATAAATTATATAAGCCAACATTAGATAGCTTGACACCTCAACAACAAATTTTATATAATAGAAATATTCCAGTAGAAGAACAAAGTAATTGGCTTAATGCCTATTGGAATGATGTAAATGATTTTCATTTATTAAAAAATATTAAAGAAGCAGCTGTAATGATTGCTAATTATTGCATGTTGGCAAGCTCTAAGATTACTATTTTACAAGACTGTGATTGCGATGGATTGACTTCGAGCGCCATTATAGCTAATTATATTCACTGTATTTGTAGCAAGGAACCTACCATCTTAATCCACGAAGGAAAAGCTCACGGACTTGCAGACATTGATTTAGACAATATTATAGAGACTACCAATCTTCTTATTATCCCAGATGCGGCAAGCAATGATTATGAACAACTTAAATATTTGCATGATAATGGCGTAGACATTGTAATCGCTGACCACCACCATTGCGAAAAATATTCTAAGGATGCTATTGTAGTAAATAATCAATTAGACGATTATCCTAATAAAAACTTTTGCGGAGCAGGCGTTACATGGCAGCTATGTCGCCAGATGGATGAAATATGTAACTTCGATTATGCGAATGACTTAGTTGATTTGTGTGCTCTTGGTTTATGTGGTGACATGATGGATTATCATGAAAAAGAAGTGAGAGCGCTTGTCAATATTGGTTACGCTAACGTTAAAAACAAATTTTTTAAAGCATTTGTAGATAAACAAGAGTTTTCTTTAAATAAGATGAATGGACTTAATTATCTAAGCTCTAGCTTTTATGTAGTTCCTTATATTAATGCATGTTGTCGAACTGGTGAAATGGTAGAGAAACGTCTTCTTCTTAGCGCTCTCTTGGATTATAAGTGTGATACTATGATTCCATCATCCAAGAGAGGTGAAAAAGGTAAAGAGGTTCCTATTTGGCAAGAAGCTATCACTGTTATTGAACGAGTGAAACGTAGGCAAACCAAGCTACAAGATGAAGCTATGGAGTTCTTTGAATATCAGATTCAAACCAAAAAACTAACAAATAATGCTATCATTACTTGCGTATGCGGCAAAGATGATGCTAAACCCGGTATTTTGGGATTAATTGCAAATAAAATTCAAGCTAAATACCAGCATCCTACATTAGTCTTACAGGAAGTCGAAGAAGAAGACGGGGTGCATCTAAAAGGGTCTGCTCGTAATTATTCTTACTGTCCTATTGAAGATATGCGCAGTCTTTGTGAAGATACTGGTGTTGTTGATTATGCTGCTGGGCACGGGTCTGCATTTGGACTCTCGTTGCCTTTAGAGAATTTTTATGAGTTCTTAGATAAGACCAACGAGCAATATAAAGGTGTTAATTTTAAACCTATATATCTTGTTGATTACGTCTGGAATTATGATAGAGTCAATCCAAAATATATTCTAGATATTGCAGAATTGAATATTTATGGTCAGGATATTCCAGAATCTAAAGTTGTAATAGAAGATATTGCATTAGACAATGTTAATGTTCAGCTTTTAGGTGAAGCAAAGGGTCATCCTACCATTAAAATTTCTTTACCATCTGGTGTTGATATTATGAAATTCAAGTCTTCTAGAGAAGAATTTGAGGAATGGACAAGTGGAGAAAAGAAGCTAACCATTGTCGGCAAATGTTCCAAGAACGAATGGATGGGAAACGTTACGCCGCAAATTCTAATTGATGACTTTGAATTAAAAGACTATGAAGAGGAATGGGTATTTTAAATGAAACTTCAAATTGAAGAAGCTGAGCTTAGGAATCTTGCACACAAGGCGTCGCGTTATGATATTATTATGGATGCTCTTATTCGTGAAAAGTTTGGTAAAGTTGATATTTATAGCGATTGGGAAATAACTGAAAACTATATGCAAGATATTATCAATCAGCAGCCGAGTGATATTATACCAGTAGATGAAGATAAAATTAAAGCAGACCGAGATTGGATGGATAAACATCCTGACTTTTTTAAGGAATTGTAATTAAATAAAAGCCCTCTAGTTTTTATTGACTAGAGGGCTTTTTTGTGTTATAATATATTTATAAAGAAAATCCAATAGAAAGGAGTAGCATAAATTATGCGAATGGCCCCATGTCCTGTGTGCGGAAAGACAGCACCCAACGGTTTTAAAAAAGGAAATAAGTGGTATTCTAAGTGTTACAATAAGGAGTGCGGCTATACTACTGAGGTTGGTATGCCAACACGTAAAATGAGTCGTTTTAATTGGAACTTGAATTATGAGTGTTTGACTGGCGAGACTCTTCCTGATGAAATGACTGGCCGACAAAATGGTGCTTATATGAAAAAAGAGATTCGTTGTGGTGTGCCTGAACTAGTCCAATGTTTTTCTCAAAAAGACTTTGAAAGTTGGGAACAGATTTATGACTACTCAAAAATCGACTGGGTTAAGGACAAGGGTAAGAAAGCCGGAGCAGCCCCCCGTAAAGTTCGTGCTAAAAAACGTGTAGAAAAGGAATAGAAATGCAACTAGATGTGTTTTACGAAGTTATTGTACCTGAGCACATGGATAAGAGAATTGAAATAGGTCAGCCAGGGTATTATGAAGACGCTGGATTCTTTTCAGGTTATCGCTATGTACCTCCTGTTCCTACAACTTGGGAACCTGTAATGGTTTCTGAAAAGCGATATATTTTTAAAAAAAGAAAAAAGGCTAAGAAATTCTGTCTAGAAAATGATTATCCTTTTGAATACATTCACGAACGAAAGTGTTAAATAATATATTGTATAAAAAGGACGGTGATGCCAGTGACAAATCAGTATCCCGGCAGTCTTCATAACCATACAGATTTTTCAAATCTTAGGCTTAAAGATTCAATTAATACTGTAGATCGTTTAATGGATTATGCTTTAGAGCTTGGTCAAGACGTATTAGCCTTTACAGAGCATGAGTCAGTAGCTAATGCAGTTAAAATTCAAGAAGCATATGAAAAGCGTAAACAAGATAATCCAAATTTCAAAGTAATTCTTGGTAATGAGATATACCTTGTCCGCAATGGACTTAACAAAGATAATTTTAATCCAGAAGAAGATAGGTATTTCCACTTCATTCTTTTGGCTAAAAATGCAGAAGGACATAAACAAATTCGTGAGATTTCAACACGAGCTTGGATGCGCTCTTATATGGCTCGTGGTATGCGGCGAGTGCCAACATATTATCAAGACTTAATTGATATTATTAGTAAAAATAAAGGCAATGTTATCGCTTCGACCGCCTGCCTTGGTGGACAATTACCAGCTTATCTTCTTAAATATAAGCAAACGCATGATAAAGCAGACATTGAACAGGCTATCAAATGGCTTAAAGGAATGGTTAAACTTTTCGGCAAGGGTAACTTTTTTCTAGAAATGCAACCTTCTCACAATGAAGAACAAATTTATGTTAATAAATGGATTAAAAAATTATCTCATAAATTAGACATTCCATATATTATCACTTGTGATGCTCACTATTTAAAGAAAGACGAAGCATTTATCCATGAGACATACCTAAAGTCTCAAAACGGCGAACGCGAAGTCTCTGAATTTTATGCAACCACTTACCTCATGGAGACAAAAGAACTTGAGGGCTTCTTTGAATACTTTACCAAGGAAGACATCTGTACTGCATATGAGAATATTGAATATATTAAGGACCAATGTGAAGATTATAATCTCAAAAAGCCTTTAAAGATTCCTCAGTTGCCTTGGAAAGATAGTTATATTACAGACGAACAGGTAAAATCTTTTCAAGATAAAATTCCTAATCTGAAATATTTAACCAAATCTGATTTTGATGGTGATAAACTTCTTGGTCGATTGATTCTTCAAGGCATCCAAGAGAAAGAAGATTTACAGAATCAAGATGCTTATGATGAAATCAACGTTGAACTAGAGTCTGTCTATCAAAGTTCTCTTGTAAATAAAACGCACTGGTCTTCATATTTTCTTAATTTACAGAAAATTATTGATACCATTTGGGAAGCTGGTTCCATTGTTGGTTGCTCGCGAGGAAGTGGCGGTGGCTTCCTTATCTTGTATGTTCTGGGCATTATCCAAATTAACTGTTTAAGGGAAACTACAAAGACCTTTCATTGGAGGTTCCTTAATCCCGCACGCGTCTCTGTCTTGGATGTAGATATTGACGTATCTGGTCTGCGCCGAAAGCAGATTCTAGATAAGTTTAGAGAGGTCTATGGTGAAGATAGAGTTTGCAATGTTCTTACTCTCGGTACAGAAAGCACAAAATCAGCTATTCTAAGTGCGGCAAGAGGTCTTGGAATTGATAATGATGTGGCACAATATATTGCTTCTCTAGTTCCTTCTGACCGTGGTTTAATTCGTTCTTTGCATCAGTGTTACTATGGTGATAGTAAAGAAGGAATGAAACCAGTTATTCCTTTTGTCAATGAAATGAAACAGCGTCCAAAATTATGGGAAGTTGCTTGTCGAATTGAAGGTCTAATCTGTCGTTCTGGAATACACGCGGGAGGACTCGTCTTTGTTGATGAACCATTCACGGAGACGGCTGCTCTTATGCGTGCTCCTGATGGAACTATTATTAGTCAATTTGACCTCCATGACCTTGAAAAATTATCACTCATTAAATACGACCTACTTTCGGTCGAAGCAATGGACAAGATTCAAGTCTGTCTTGAGCTGTTAGTAAAATATGGTTATCTCAAATGGGCTGGGACCCTAAGAAAAACTTATGAAGATGCTATTGGTATCTACAATCTAGAACGAACAGATTCTAAGATGTGGAAAATGGTATGGGAACATAAGATTCAATCTCTATTCCAAATGGAAAAATCAAGTGGAATCCAAGGAATCGCATTGACGCATCCCAAATCTGTTGATGATTTAGCTACTCTTAATAGTGTAATTCGACTTATGGCACAAGAGAAAGGCGCAGAAACGCCTCTTGAAAAGTATGCAAGGTTTAAGAAAGATATTTCTTTATGGTACCAAGAAATGGACTCTTATGGTCTAACAAAAGAAGAGCAAAAGATTCTTGAGCCTGTCCTTAAAATCTCTTATGGCATCTGTGAAAGCCAAGAACGTTTCATGATGCTTGTCCAGATTCCAGAATGTGGTGGCTTTGACCTAAACTTCGCTGACCGTCTCCGCAAAAGTGTAGCCAAGAAACGTCCAGAAGAATACAAAAAATGTGAAAAAGAATATTTTGAACGAGTCCAAAAGTTGGGCTTAAGTAAAAACCTTTGCAATTACGTATGGAACGTATGCGTAGCTACAAGCAGAGGATACGGGTTTGAGAAAATTGGACCCTACACGCTAAAATATTTATCAATATGGTTTTACACTTTATGTTTCTAACCTTTAGCCAAGGAAGAACGTGTAAAGCTAACGAGGGTAAAATCTCGTGGCAAAATTCAAAAAGGTTATTTACTATATAATATATATGAAGGAGGTGATAATATGCTTTATATTTATAAGTTTACAAATAAGGTTAATGGAAAAATATATATAGGACAAACCAATGATATAGAACAAAGAAAGCGTGGGCATAAATCTACAGCCTTCAATGAAAAATCGCATAATTATCATTGTGCTTTCCATAATGCAATTCGTAAATATGGATGGAATAACTTTGATTTTGAAATTTTAGAAGAAATAGATGATAGTTTTGGAAGAGAATATTTAAACGAAAGAGAAATTTTCTTTATTTCATACTATCAATCTTTAATCTCTCAAAACGGTTATAATATTACAAAAGGCGGCGATGGCTGTGCGAAAGAGCAAAAAACTTTTGAAGAATGTGTAGCTTGCAGTAAAATATTTACTTTAAACGAAGTAATTGATATACAGACAATGCTCGTTGAAGGTTACGCCTATTTTGAAATTTATAAAAAGTATCCTAAATTGACAGATAGTTTTTTATCTAATATTTCGTCTGGTTTAAATTTTTATAATGAAAAACTAGAGTACCCATTAGGCAAAAATAAGACAAGGTTTTCAAAAGACACTCAAGATGAAATCATATCTAGTATTAAAAGTGGAATCCCATATAGCAAAATTAAAGAAAAATTTGGGATAAGTACTGGATATATAAGTTCTATCAATTCTGGCAAAAGGTGGCATCGGGATAATGAAATGTATCCATTATGCTTTAAGGTATGTGCCAATAATGATTTTGGACAAAAAGCAATACATGATATTATTTTTACAACTTTGTCGATGGAAAAACTTGGAAAAGTTTATCATAAATCTAAAGCAACTTTTACTGCAATTAATGTTGGTAGAAATCGTAACAACCCAGCTTTTAAATATCCATTGCGTACAAATGCTGTAGAAAATCAAAAAATATGGAATGACCTTTTTGAATAATGCTGTATCGACTATCTTGGGTTAGACCGAGAGTACATTTACTATTGATACGTAAGTGGAAACAGCGTGCGTTTTCTGGGTGGCACCCAAATTAAAAACGTAAGAAATAGTCAGTTATTAGTATAACGTAATCTTTCACACACTTTAGGATATTCGCTTGTAGCTCTTCAAGAAATGAATTTAGCTTATAAATATCCTATTATCTTTTGGAATTGTGCAAACTTAATCGTAGATAGCGGCACAATTGAAGGTATCGACGATAAAACATCTGATTATAATAAAATTGCACGTGCGGTCAATAAAAATAAGTTAGCAGGTATTAAAGTATCGCTTATTGATGTAAATAAATCAGAGTTATCTTTTACACCAGATGCAGAAACGAATACAATTCATTATGGTCTTGGCGGTTTACAGGGTGTAGGCAACGAAGTCGCGCAAATGATTATTGATAATCGCCCATATGATTCAGTAGAAGATTTTATGGATAAGACAAAAGTAAATAAAACTGTTATGGTTTCTTTAATTAAATCTGGTGCTTTTGACCAATTCGGCAAACGCAAAGACATTATGAAACAATATCTATACACTACAATCAATCCTAAAAAACGTTTAACCATGCAGAACTTTAATGCGCTTATAGAAAATAGTCTTGTGCCGCAAAAGCTAAAATTCCAAAAGCAAGTATTTAATTTTAATAAAGGGCTAAAAAAAGATTGCAAATATAACACAGATTATTTTGCATTAGATGGTGTTTACTACAAATTTTATGTTAAGTTTTTCAATGAAGATAATATTGAACCAATAGACAATAAATTATGTTTAAATAAAAAGGCATGGAAGAGAGAATATGATTCCGTAATGAGTGCGGCCAAACAATATATTACGGATAATCAACGGGAGCTATTGGATAAGTTAAACAATAAAATGCTAAAAGATGCTTGGAATAAATATGCGGCAGGTACGATTTCTCATTGGGAAATGGAAAGTCTCGGTATGTATTATCATAAGCATGAGTTGACTAATATTGATAATTCATTATATGATATTATAGATTATACAAGACTTGACCGCACGCCTATTGTCGATTATACATTTAAGCGTAATGGCGCGGAGATTCCAATTTTCAAAACTTTTAAAATTGCAGGAACAGTTATTGCAAAAGATGAACTGCACTCACAAATTACTTTACTTACTACTACTGGCGTAGTGGAAGTTAAAATGTCTAAAGAATATTTTTCACAATACAATAAACGTATTAGTGAAGTCAGACCAGATGGTACTAAAAAAATTATGGAGCAAGGTTTCTTCCAGCGTGGTATGATGCTGGTATGCAATGGTATTAGACGTGGAGATACTTTCGTATTAAAGGCGTACAAACGTAAAGGAAATATACAACATCAATTATATAAAATCACGAAAGTGAATAAAGATGGCACCATAGAAATGACGAATAACCGCTATGGCGAAAATATTGACAATTAAATAAAGTTATGTTATAATATAGGAGTAAACAAAAAGGAAAGGTTTGCTCCTATATTTTTGGAGGTTTAATGTATCCAACAGTAATTGGTATTTGTGGTAAGTCTGCGGCGGGGAAGGATTTAACCGCCACTCGATTAGTTGAAGAATATAAAAAGATTGGCATCCCAGCAAAAAAAGTAATCAGTTATACAACACGTCCTCCAAGAGAAGGAGAAGTTGACGGCGTAGATTATCATTTTGTTGACTTGGAGACTTTCATTGAAATGCAATATAATAATAAATTTATCGAGCATACTGAGTTTCGTGGGTGGCGATATGGCACTGCAATCAATTCATTCGATGATAATTGTATAAATATCTGTGTCCTTAATCCTGTTGGTATGACAAAGCTCGAAAGACTTTGTCCTTGGACATTACAATGCGAATGCTTTTATCTAAAAGTTCCTTTACTTGTGCGGTTCAAGCGTTCTATTAAGCGAGAGCATACTTTCAAATGGGAATTCATTAGACGAGCATTTGCAGACTGGGAAGATTTCAGCGGAGGGTATGATTACTTTGGATATGGTTCGCATGAGCATGTGCTTCACTATCGAGGTAGTCGCACAGATTTTGTATCCAGTATTATGAATACTGACGAATTAATTCATACAGTTTCACAGCTAAAGCGTAAACATTTATCCAAATAAACGCATGGACATAAGTTTAGAAAGTTTATTAACCAATTTTTATATAGTAGAAAGAGGATAAAATGATTTTTCAAGTACGACAAGGAGTGTTTGAAACTAATTCAAGTTCAACACATACGCTAACTATCTGCTCAAAAGATGATTTTGACAAGTGGAAACATGGCGAGGTATTTTGGCTTGATAACGATTGGCACAAATTAGATACAAATAAGAATTTTGTCACTCCAGAAGAGCTAAAAGAGCTCGCGGAAAAGTACAATGAAGAACAACAGGAGCGCATTGACGCGGGAGATAAGTTCGCTAAGGTGCTTGATATTGACAAGGTTCTCAATGAGCGTCCAGATTATGATAGTTGGAGAGATAGCTATTGGGACACTGAGCGTAGTTCGCTTGAAGCATATACAACAGATGATTTTTATGTGCGTAACGGTGACCTTGAAATCTATAGTGAAACTTTTACTTCTCCTTCTGGTGACGAAATGGTAGCGTTTGGAGCGTTTGGATATGATGGCTAAAGATTGGAATATGACAGCCAAAGGTTTTGACCCTCGCCCTTCCAATTGTGTTTCTTACAATAATGGTAACTATACAGTTACGTTATCTCTTGCAGACGGGACTATGATTCGATACAGCAAAGATGATAAATTAGTTCCGTCTTTTCCTGACTCAATGGATATTAAAATTACCAACTGCTGTTCGCTGAACTGTCGCTATTGTCACGAAAAATCGACAAAGAATGGACAGCATGGAGACATCTTATCAGATAGCTTTATTGACAAACTTCATCCTTATACTCAATTAGCATTAGGCGGTGGCAACGTTTTAGAACATCCTGACTTTGTGCCTTTTCTAAAGAAGTGTAAGAAGCTAAAATTAGTTCCGTCTGTAACAGTAAACCAGATTCATTTTATGCAACAGCATAAGTTTCTCAAGCAGCTAACAGATGAAAAGCTAATTTATGGTTTAGGCATTTCTTTCCATCATCCTGATAAGAATTTCCTGCCCATGCTCCGCAGTTTCCCTAATGCGGTCATTCATACCATCGCAGGAGTCACCAAGGAAAAGGACTATGAGTTTCTTTATGATAAAGGATTAAAGATTTTAATTCTTGGATATAAGAAATTTGGTCGTGGTATTCAAGCCTATAATGAAGCTCGCCAAATTACGGATTATCGTATCATGGTTCTTAAAGAACTTTTACCATATATGGTCAAAGAAAAATGGTTTGATAGTATTTCATTTGACAACCTTGCATTAAAACAACTTGACGTAAAGAACCTTGTGCCACGAGATAAATGGGACATGTTCTATATGGGCGATGAAGGTAATTCCACGATGTATGTTGATATGGTCAATCGTGAATTTGCGGCGAATTCTACGTCTGAGACTCGCTATCCTCTTTTGGACAATATAGAAGATATGTTAAAAGTAATTCACCAAGAGAAGAAGGAGAAAGATATTGACTAAATATATTACAAAGCGAAATGGAAATAAAGTAGAGTTCGATATTTCTAAGATTGAAAATGCGGTGTTTCGTGCGGCAAATGACATTGCGGATACTTTTGGATGGACTTCTGATTGTTGTCATGAAATTGCAAAAGATATTGCCTTTAGTTTTGAGGATGCAGAATATTACCATGACGATATGACGGTTGAAGATATTCAAGATGCAGTTGAGGAATTGCTCATGGGTGACTTCCCGCATGTTGCAAAATCATATATGATTTATCGCTATGAGCATCAAATTGCACGCCAAAAGCAACTTGATAAAGCTATTGAAGAAAAGTTAATGGCAAAAAAAATTGATAATCAAAATGCAAATGTCGATGAACATTCTTTTGGTGGACGTATTGGCGAAGCAAGCAGTATTGTAATGCGTAACTATGCACTAAATCATTGTATGTCTACAATGGCAAAAGAGAATCATTTAAACAATGAAATTTATATTCATGACTTAGACCATTATGCAGTTGGTGACCATAATTGTCTTTCTATTCCTTTTGATAAACTTCTCAAGGAAGGTTTTAATACTCGTCAAGTAGATATTCGACCCGCCAATTCTGTTAATACTGCTTTTCAGCTTGTTGCTGTAATTTTTCAACTTCAATCTTTGCAGCAATTTGGCGGCGTAAGTGCTACGCATCTTGACTGGACTATGGTGCCTTATGTTCGCAAATCATTTAGAAAGCATTTTATTGATGGATTAACTTATTGTGAACCAGACTTCTCGTTTGATATTAAAGAATACTCGGAACACATCCCAGTAGATGCAAGCATTGAAAGTCAGGAATACAGACTTCAACCTAATGCATATAAATATGCTATGGATATGACAGAGAAAGAAGTTTATCAAGCAGTCGAGGGAATGTATCATAATCTCAATTCGCTACAAAGTCGTAGCGGGAATCAATTACCATTTACCAGTGTGAACTATGGTACGTGTACGCTACCAGAAGGACGCATGGTAATTAAGGCATTGCTTGAAGTTTCAATTGAAGGTGTTGGTAAGCTACACAAAACTTCTATTTTCCCATGCGGCATTTTTCAATGTATGAAAGGCGTTAATCGAAAAGAAGGTGAGCCTAATTATGATTTATTTAGACTTGCTTTAAAGTCAACAGCAAAACGTTTGTATCCAAACTATGTTAATGTTGACTGGTCTAATAATGCTGGATATGATATTAACGACCCCTGCACATATACTTCAACTATGGGATGCAGGACATATAATGGATATGATATTAACGGTTTTGGTCAATTAAAAGACGGTCGCGGTAATATTTGTCCTGTTACAATTATTCTTCCAACTCTTGCAATGGAATCAGAAAGAGACGCAGAAAAGTTCATGGAACTTTTGGATAAGAAACTTTTTGAAGCAAAAGATATGCTAATTGAACGTTTTGAATATATCTGTTCTCAAAATCCTGCAAGCGCTAAATTTATGTATGAAAATGGTGTTATGGCTGGATATGTTCCAGAAGAAGGAATTAGAAGTGCTCTCAAGCATGGCACTCTAGCCATCGGACAAATTGGACTCGCTGAAACTCTTGAACTTCTTATCGGAAAGAACCAGCGTCACCCAGAGGGGATGGCTTTAGCGAAGAGGATTGAATCTCATATTAGACAGCGTTGCGATGAATTTAAGAAGCAATACAAGCTCAATTTCGGTAACTATTTTACACCAGCAGAGAACCTTTGTTACAAAGCTATGAATAAGTTTAAAGACAAATATGGAATCATCCCGAACGTATCAGACCGCGAGTATTTCACTAATTCCGTTCATACTCCTGTATGGGAAAAGGTAACACCTTTTGAAAAAATTGATATTGAAAGTCAGTTAACTGGATACAGCAGTGCTGGTTGCATTACTTATGTAGAACTTGAATCAACAGTCAAACACAATATTGATGCACTTGAAGCGGTTGTAAACTATGCTATGGATAAAGATATTCCATATTTTGCAGTTAATGTTCCTAATGATACTTGTCTAGAATGCGGTTATTGTGATGAATTTAACGATGAATGTCCCATGTGCGGCAGTCATGACATTCAGCAGCTTCGCCGAGTAACAGGATATTTAACTGGTAATTATAAGACTGCCTTCAATAAAGGTAAGCAGCAAGAAGCAGAACAACGAGAGAAATCATCAAGTGGAGTGAAGGTTCAGTGAGAATAGCTTATATTGATTATTGTGAATGCACCAATGCAATCGGATGGGGCATTTCTTTATATACACAAGGATGTGTTAGAAAATGTAAAGGATGTTTTTCGCCGCAAACGTGGGATATTGAAGGTGGACGCGAGTACACTTTTGTAGATGAAAATACCATTTGCGGTACTTTTAAAACGACTCCTTATTTTAATCATTTTGTAATTGAGGGTGGCGAACCTTTATTTACAAAAAATTTAAAAACGATTTTAACTTTAATTGAAAAAGTCAAAGCTACTCGTTCTGATATTAAAATGTGGATTTATACTGGATACACCTATGAACAGCTCCAAGAGAGAATCAAAAAGAATAAAGACGATTATTATCTAGAACCTATTTTGCGACTCGCTGATGTTCTAGTAGATGGCCCATTTATCCAAGAGAAAAAAGATTTAACGCTTGCTTTTAAAGGTAGCTCTAATCAACGAGTAATTGACCTTCAAAAGACACATGCAGCAAATGATATTACGCTTTTGGATATTTAAGTATGAGGGATAGAACAAAATCTATCCCTCATTTTTTTATTGACTTTTGTAAAATATTATGATATAATATAATTACAAACAAAGAAGAAAGGAAATAGCTTGGACACTACTATTAATAATTACGAAATTAACAAAAAAATGTATGCCAAGATTACGCCACCTTCACAGGATGAAGTAAATGCAATGTTCGTCAATGTAGGGGCATGGCTTTCAACGCATCATAAAAAGCATTACTATATGCTACTTAATAATGAACTTCATTATTACACTACCTTTAATCTTAAAAACCCAAATTATAATAAGATGATTCAAGAACTCAAAGAGTGTCTTGCGTTCCGTGGCCGCATTCTCGATATTGAATATCAGCACGCCGAAGATACTTATCAGATTTGGATTAAAGAATATAAGACCGATAATGTTTATATGTTTATGCTATTTGAAGCAGAAGATTTTGTAATTGAGGTAGAATAATGAATAAGCTAATCGTGGCGGCTTTTCCCGCATCAGCTATTAAGTTTATGGTACAAGGTGATATAGAGCAGGTCGATTCACAAAAGATGTGTTGGTTCCCTGAATTTGAAGAAAATCTTACACCGTATCTAGAAAAAGAATATGGTATTCAAGAAATCTATGTTCTTGGACCTAAAAGTTATATTCCAGAAGTAGTAAGTAAAATCAAGGGTCTTACGACTCTACCTGTTATTGAGGAAGGTATTTAATTATGCGCCATTATGTTATCAAGAATACTGCTGAGTATCGCGTTGAGACGATTGAGGATGTTGTAGCTTTCCGTGAAGAGCTACAGAAACAGGCCGAACAAGATGGCTATTCGCTGTCTGCGTTCAGCTATTCTGAGAAGCTAGTCAAAGAGCATGGTGAAGTTGTAGATGTTTATTATGTTGCTAAGGCAGTCTTCACTGTTAATGATGCAAAGGAACCTACTATTCCTATCTTTGATGTAGAACTACCCTATGCGGCAGAGTCTATGATTTCCAATAACAATGATAGCGAGGATGATATTTTTGAGTAATTCAGAGACTATTAAAATCCAGTATTGGCCCGGTATGCCGCGTCTAGAAGTTAATCCCAATGGCTCTTGGATTGACCTTTACACACGAGAGGATGTTACGCTTCAAGCAGGAGAATTTGCTATCATTCCTCTTGGAGTTGCAATGAAGCTCCCAGAAGGGTATGAAGCCAATTTTGTTCCTCGTTCTTCTACCTTTAAGCGCTATAAGGTACTACAAACAAACGCTTTCTCCGTGATAGACCCAACGTATTGCGGACCCGGCGATGAATGGGGCTATCCAGTGTATGCTACTTTTCCAGTAGTCATTCCTAAAGGCACTCGTCTTTGTCAGTTCCGTATTAACAAAGTCCAGCCGCATATTATTTTTGATGAAGTTGCTTCACTTGCCGCAGAAAATCGCGGTGGCTTTGGTACGAGCAATACTGATTAAGGAGCGTATATGGACAAGATAATTGAATCTACTATTAAAAAGCTAGAGACAGTTGCTATTTACCCGCATCCTACACTTAATCCTACTCTTGGTATTATTTATCGAGCGAATGATGCGGCAGCTGGTTCGTATCTCCGTTCCATTGAGCGCAATGCCGAGAAATATAAATCAACGACAATCTCAGCTCAATGCGACACAATTCAAAATGCAAGTCTACAAATTCGCAGATGGTCACAAGACCCAAATATCAATGGAATAATTCTTATCTCAGATTATGGCGAAGCGACTCAATCATTATATAATATGATTCCAATGCGGCTTGATATTGATGGTCTCTCTAATAAATCTTCGGCACATCTATATGGCAGCAAAGACCCTATTGCATATCGCAAGGCTCCCTGTACTGCTGCGGCATGTCTAAAAATTATTCAAACACTCTATGATAATAATCTTGCGGGTCTTAATGTCGCCGTTGTTGGCAGGTCTATGCGAGTTGGGCGACCACTTGCAGAGCTGCTTTTACAACAAGATTGCACCGTAACACTTTATCACACCAAGAGTAAAAAAACTAATGATTTTAGAGATAAAGACATACTTGTTTCTGCTATTGGGCGGCCTGAGTATTTCTACCATCCTTTAAATCTTGATGCTACCAATCTAAACATTATTGATGTTGGCATTAACTATGATGAACATGGTCGTATTTGCGGCGATGTCAATTATGATAGTGTAAAAGACAAGGCCGCATACATTACGCCAGTCCCAAATGGCGTAGGTGCAGTTACGAATACAGTCCTATTTGCTAAACTATATGCAAATAAACTTGATTTTGCTGGGATTGATGTTTAATGCGTCTTTTAGCATTAGACCAAAGTCTGAATACAACAGGCGTTGCTGTTTTTGATAATGATGAAATCTTAAATTGCGGAGCTTTTACTATCCATTCTAACCAAGAGTTAGGAAAGCGTCTGACTGAATTTCTTTATGAATTAGATGATTTATACGAAACCTATCATTTTGATGGTATCGTATATGAAGATATTCAATTGCAGATGGGCAACGTTGAAACATATAAGAAATTAGCATATGTGCAGGCAATGATTTTATTCTGGTGTGAGAAGCATGAAAAGAATTTATATTGTCTTTCTCCATCACATTGGCGTAAGATTTTGAAAGATAAGTACGGTATGTCATGGGGCAGGAAGAGAGCGGAGCAAAAACAAACCGCCATTGATTTTATTCAAGAGCACTATAAAAAAGAAGTAGATAGCGATACCGCAGATGCTATTTGTATCGGGTGTGCGGCAAATATCGAAATCAATAGAACTGAATCGGCTTTCTAAAAAGCTATAAAAAAAGAGGGGTATTCTCAATTAAGAGAATACCCCTTATTTTGTTTAATTAAAATGGGTTAGCATCAGAAATGCAGACTTGTAGACGGTCAAGAGCTTCACCATACATGCCAGCGAAATCATCGCCGCCATATGTAGAACCGTCATCGCATACAGAGTTTAGCCAACCTTCACGGTCAACAGTCTGAGAACGATAGTATACTTGCTTATAGCTTTCACCCTTTGGAGTAATATAGAACATACGAACGCCATCAATCGCATGGCCACCGATGCCAGCGCAGCCGTTAACAAGGTCATTCTGATTACCTTGTGATACGTAATCTAGCCAGCCGTCCTGTTGAGTGTGAACCTGATACTTGAGAGTACCGTGGTCAACCCAAGCACATAGATAATCATGCTTGCCGCAAGGAACGCCAGCAAAACCGTTGGAATCAGAATTATTGAAGTTAGTAATTGTACCATTCCAACCACCGTTAAGATTGCGTAAAGCATAATGGACATTAACGATAGCCTTGCCGGGAGCAGGCTTATTAGTAGGAGCAGGCGCAGGAGTAGGCTTGTTTGTAGAAGGAGCAGGAGCAGCTTGTGAACCATTCTTCATCGCATCATACCATTGCTGCGCACGGTTAATATACTCGTCTTTCTGAGAGCCATATAATTCACCAGGGCACGCTGTAGCAGACCAGTAGCGATGCGGGAAGACATTGACTAGCCACTGAGGACGGCCAAGATTGTAATAGAGACAAAGAGCAGCTACAAGATGCGCACCAGACTCTAGAGCAGCAGGGAAGACGGTCCAAGGATTGCTGTTGTTGTTAGCGTGCTCAATAGAGATAGTATGCGTATTAGCATACCAATTGCCGCAAGCCCAAGCAGTATCCCAATCATTGACCATCTGGCCGATTTTGCCATCAGACTGAACCGCATAGTGAGCAGAAGTCTGTGAACGGCTCCACAGATTATAGCACTGGTCGATAGAAAGATTGCCAGCCATATGATGAATAGTAATACCAGTAATGTTAGCACCTTCACGACCTGCGGTATAGTCGCAAGGCAGAATCTTGGTTACATCAGCTTGAATGTTTTTCCAATCCATAATTTTCCTTTCTGTTGGAAATAAAAAAGGGAGCCGTTAGGCTCCCTTGTGTAACATTATTTAGATTCTTTATCGGAACCGTTGAGAAGATTTTTATAGGCTTCAAAAAGACCTGTACTTGCCAAACCACTACTTAATCCTGCAACTACAACATCAACAGTAATTGGAACACCTGTTGTGACGGCAGTAAAGATTGTGGCGGCAACGCCAAGCACACCTACGATAAGAGGAATAAAACGGTTAATAGAATCATTTGGAATCAAGTTCTTAATAATGTAGCCGACCAAAAGACATAGAATAACTACACTAGGAACGAGATAGGTAGAGATAGTTGATAAATCAAACATTGTTAAATCTCCTATTCAGATTTATAATTCTTGAATTCCTCAAGAATTTCATCAGCTTGAGCCTGAGATAGCTTAGGATAGCTAGCAAGAATATCATCAAGAGTTTCGCCACGGTCTAGACGAATCTTAACAGCTTTCTTAACGATTTTAAAAGCGAGTGCGGAAACACCTTTAGTGGGACGTGCCATTATTCATCACTTCCTGATACAATCTCAGAAACAAGTTCGTTAAGGTCATCAATATCAGATTCCATCTGGATAAAACGATTAATGACAAATTTCTTAACAGTGCCGATAATGGTAATTAGCAATGCACAAGCAATTACACCTAGAATAAAGTCCATAATTACTCACTTTCTTTTGGAGTATAGAATTCACGAAGTTCGACAGTCTGTTCCGCAGACAGTTTAGGATAGCTGGCGAGAATATCTTCCAGTTCTTCACCACGCTCAAGACGGATTTGTACTGCACTTTTAACGATTTTAAAGGCCATTTTAGATACTGCCATTATTCATCACTTCCTGCAACGATTTCAGACAACATAATAGTTAAATCACCGATAGATGTAGTATTAGATTCAAGCTGGTCAGGGCCATTTTCCATAAATGCAGCCTGCTTTGCCTGTTTCTCTTCCATTTCCTTACGTTCTTTAAGCTCGGCTTCGGTATATAGAACGTAACGTTGAATATCTTCATATTCATCATATGCGTCTTTGTGTTCTACATGCTCGTGGTCGATTACAGATTTAATTTCTGCACCGTGATAAACATTACCTTCACCTTTGTCTATGTATTCAAAGACGCCAGCTTGGTCATCAATAACCTTTACGTGCGGGTCTTCGTTGGTTTCAATAAGCATTTGCGAGCCATCTTCAAAGACAAAACGTTCAACTTCATAATGTTTTTTCTCTGGAATTTCAAGTTGCTCATCGTGATGCATGACAAATTTCTTATCAGGCTTTAAATAGCCTTTCATTGTATCAACGTCAGATTCTTTAATCTCAACGTCTTCTTCGTTTAAAATCTTCATTTATACTCCTTTTATTTCTTAAAAAATTAACCTTTATTGATATAAATGGCTTTAATTTTAGCCCCGGCAGGAATGTTTACATAGGCTATTGGTTGCGCATATGTAGAAATTGCAGCAGCTGATGACCAAGTAGAAGCTCTTGAATTATCTGCATTATAAGTCCTTGCCCTTACACGAGCATTACTATTATGTTTTAATCCCATAATAAAAGAATTAAGAGATGAATTAGAAGAGCTATGATTAACAACGGTTCCTTCATTTGCCTGTACAGTAGACCAAGATGAACCTTTATCTGTAGAATATTGCCATTCGTTCTTTTTTGAAGGATAATTTGTATTATTGTTATCAATTGTAAAACTAATATTACCGGCTGTTGGCAGAATTGTAGCGTTTGCATTAACAATAGAGGGTGCAGGTGGCTCAGTATAAATAGTGTTTGTAGTTTGATGCGCTGAATGCCCAGCAGAGTTATATGAATTAATTCTAAATTGGTACCTATGATTAGCAGAGACAGTATATGTCGTGCTGGTAGCTTTTGTATTTAAAATATTTTTCCAGTCATCATTATCAATTTTCACGTCTACGTAATTACCTGTTGGATTGCTTGTACCAGAACCATTATTTGTCCAAGAGATAGTAACTGTTGAACCAGATAATACAGCTTTTTGATTAGTTACTATAGGAGGGGGTGTGACAGATGGAGGTGTTGCAGGAACATATACATTTCCAGAACCTTCTGTAGCTCCAAAAGAACCAATAGCGCCACCGCCGCCCTTAAACCAAAGTGTCCTTGCAGACGTACTATTGCCAACAGAAAAACTAAAAGTTCTTGATATACTTTGACCATATGGAATGGCAACTCCTGAAATAGACTGTCTAGAACATCCTTGTACTTCTGCCCAAAAAGTGACGCCGCCAGCGTCCCAAGTTATGCCATTGTTATTCATAGTTACTACTACCGTTACGGTATTTTGATTAGCGCTAGCAGAAGCACTATAATAAGAATAGCCCATTCAATTCCTCCTTTCCTTTTAAATCGTATTTTACTAATTATACATAAAAAATGGGCAGAACTATTTACATAATTCTGCCCAAAAATTTAAGCTACTTATACATATCAATTAATGTCTTGACATGTGCCGCACCGTCAATTAGTTTTTTGTTTTGCCAATCAAATAGATTCTGCACTATATCAGTTTGTTCTCCAAGAGATTCATAAACCTTGAGTAAATGTGAATGTAATATCTGTATGTGAGAATACTCTTGCTTAGACAAATCATTATACATACTAGACAGTTGCGGTGAATCGTCTTTCAATGACAGCGCTAGCTCCGCATACTCCTTTGCACCGCATATTTCATCATCGACTTGGTCAAGTAGCGTTTTAAAAATTTCCATTACGCAATCTGCACCTGCATAATTATGGCTATGGCTAGCAGCTGCCGCTCCAACCATATCTGGCGTCCACTCTTTAAAAGACCCGCCACTAGGATAATACGCTTTAGCCAATTATATCATTGGCTACTGATGCCCCCCCCCGCAGACCTCACTAAAGGTGCGCTGTGTTAAAATATTTTTCATAATATCACTATACCTTAATCCATAATTTACAAGTACTCGCGTTGGGCTGCGAAGAAGAAACGATAACTTCTTCTGGTCGCCAAGTGTTAGTGTTTGTATCTGTAAGAGCAATGGTCGCGTTACCAGATTGATTGAGCGTAAAACTACCCTTATTCGTACCATTCTGCGTAATCGTAACAGTGCCATTACCGACAGAAGGAATTGTCGGTCTGCCAGTAACGTTGCCCCACGCGACAGAGCCAGCTGTATTAGCATGGCTTACAGATTGCGAGCCAATAGTAGCAGAAGTGATAATTTCCTGCGAGCCGCCACCAATAGGTAGAAAAGTCGTATTGGTAGAATTATTACCAGCATTAAAATTAGTATCTGTATCATAAGAGAATACTAGGCGTTCATCGCCTGCTAAGTTACCGACGGTCCAAGCACCCTTAGTTGTCTTTTGACCAACAACTGGATTATATGAGCCACTATTGGCAGTTGTGCCAAAAGCAATAGCGTTATTACGCGCGGAAATCCAAGAACCACCAGCGCCACGAAGGATGCGGCCACTCATTGTACCACCAGAAAGAGGTAGATAGGAGTGAGAGTGACTTGCGGGAGCTGCGCCAACTTCGCTTGCTGTATATGAAGGTTTATGTGGCTGCTTAGCCCATGAATATACATCGCTTGCGGGCATACTAGTTGGAAAGTCTGTAATCTGAGCTTTCGTATGAGTGTGCGAAGAAGCGGCTGCACCAACACTAGAAGCAGTAATATTGATATTTTTAACTGCGCTACCGTCATATGCACCTTGAGAAGTACCATTTAAAGAAATGGTAAGGGCATTAGGATTCTTTAGAGAACCAGGAATCGTAGGAATGGTAGGCTTATTAGAAAGGTCATTATATGAACCGCTTGTTGCAACAGTAGCAAAAGAAGGTTTGCCAGATACCTGTGACCAAGTAGGAGCATGATTGGAATCAAAATAGTGCGCCCATGCACTCCAAGCACTAGCGTTAAACTGGCGAATCCAAGTCTTCATAGGATTTATATTACCCTCAGTTAAAACTTGGACTAAATAGCCTCCCGCTGTTTTTTTGACTTCAAGACCAAAAGCGTCTACACCCGTTGGCTTATTTTTGACACTGTTCGCACCGCCAGCAAAATAAAGGCCGACTGTTTTAGTATCATCAAGATTTTGTGTAGTAAGTTCTGTTACCTTTAGTGCGTTTGCAGTTGCAGCAGTGGTTGCACTGCTAGCACTACCTGCGCTAGCCGCATACTTTACGCTCTTGGCAGAGTCAGCGGTATTATCAACATTACCAAGGCCTACTTCTGCTTTAGAGTACGAAGGTTTGGTAGCTGCTTTTGCCCACGCAGAGACATCTGATGCTGGCATTGAAGTTGGAAAATCAGTAATGTCCGCTTTAACGTGCTTATGACCTGTATTAGACTTGCCGTCAAGTGCAGATTTAATTACCTTGTTCTGTACAGGATTTGTTGAAGTAGTAGAAAGTTCTGCATCAACGGTAACGTGATTTGAACCTGCGGCAACACCGTCAAGTTTAGCTTTGTCTGCGGCAGACATAAGACCTGCGGCACTGGCAGTAGCATTACCGTATACAGTATTTGAATCTGTAACATTAAATGTGCTACCATCGCTACCTCTGAGAGTGATTGTACTACCGCTCTTGGTTAAGTTATAAGTTGTATTTGTATTGATATTATCTTTAATCTGAATCAGAGAGGATGAAGAAATACCCATCCACAAAGTGCCGGTATCGGTGGCAACATACAATGCGCCATCCAATACTTTATTTTTGGCAGTGAGTGCTTTGATATTAGGTTCTTTATCTCTGATAAATTTTACTCTTGCTATCTTGCTCACATCCTTTCTGATATATTATTCAATAGAAGACCAAGTTAAATCGTCTGGCGTGGCAAAATCAGATACATCATGATATGCGGCAGATTTTAGACCATACACGGCAACAGATTTATCTTTAACTTTGATTGTACCATTTGTAGTGCCAGTAGTAATAGATGGAACTGTCAAAACATCAGATGGTAAAATGCCGCTTGCAACGGTGTCGACATATGCTTTAGTGGCAATGTCATTATTATCACTAATAACCTGACCAGCCGCATATTTAATTTTACCAGATAAAGTGCCACCAGTGAGAGGAAGATACTTCGCTTTCTCTTGGTCTGTATATGCTTTTGCATCTTTAAGTGCTTTATCTGCCTTGGCTTGCGCGTCTGTCGAAGATGTACCAGATGCGGTCTTGATTGCTGAGTTCATCTCGCTCTTGGTTGGATAGTTCGATAAATCGGTCTTAGACCCACCGAGTTTTTCAAATTTGCCATTAACCCAAAAGTATTCAGTATATTCATTATTAGACTCGGTTAAATCTGGCAGCATATAAATTGTATTTTCTTCGCCAGTAGAAGGAAGAGTTGACCCTTTTGCCAAAACAACACGTTTAAGGTGCGGCGCACCTGCTACTGCATTTGCAATAGCCGTGTTCATAGCATCTTTTTTAACATATTCTGCTGGAACTTTATCACTCGGAATGTTAACATCCCAGTTAATATCAGAAGCATCTACGAGTTTGAAAGTGCCGTTATTCTTTTGTTTGATTTTATCAATAAGTTGAACAGGCATTATTTCACCTCCACCGTAGTTGCACCTAATCCTGCATTAGTTGACCTATAAATATTATAAGAAGCGGTATAGCCACTTGCATTTGTGAAATCAAAAGTCTTTACTTTGTTAAAACCACCCTCGAAACCTCCGACATAAAATGCGGGAGTTCCAAAAGAAGCAGGAATAGCAAAGTAAATATATTGCCCAGCATTAGCTGTGACGCTCCATGAACCCGTGCGACCAGACACTAAATTTCTAGTAAGCCCTTTGACAAACGCCGCATCTATCTTAGAAGTATCTGTTATATTGCTCACACCATAGTATTTACCATTTAAAAAGTAAATTGTAGTCTGCTTAGTAGATGTGGCTTTGCGAGCGTCAGTAGCAGTCAAAGTAAATGCGGTCGTTGTGGTAAGAGGTGCCGCAAATGTAATTGCCGCAGCTCCAGATTGCGTCTTGTTGATTTCAAATAATTGGCCACCTGCTGTAATTGTCAGTTTAGAAGGTTGTTTGTTCAAATTCCAAGAGAAGTTGGAAGATGGAAGACGAGAACCTATTTCAAGTGTGCCGCTATTGTTAGAAAAACTATTAACGGACATCGCTTTATAAATTGAAAGTGTGCCGTCAGAGGTAATATCAAAATCTCCGCTTGGCTTGATAATACCTGCGGCAGAGCCAGTGGCAATTTTAATATCGCCACAGCTATATTTGATATTATTTTTCATGATACTTGTGGTATCTGAAAGAAAATAGATGCCATTGGGGTCTATTTTAGTAGACCCCAACGCATCATACTCTGATTGCACGCCTGTGTAAAATCTAATATCAGCAGACATACAATCTCCTTAATCTAATTTAAATTAGAGCGTACCCCACTCAATTAAACCATCAGCATATTTTTTAGCAGCAGTCAGAGCATTATCAGCTTTGGTAGTAGCATCCTTAGCGGCAGCGTCAACGGCTTCGGTCTTCTTTGTGTCAGCGTAGGCCTTAGCTTCAGTAAGAGCACCAGCAGCAGCACCAGAAGCGTCAAAGACATCGCCGTTTTGGTAAGCAGCAGAGCCTAGACCCTTAACAGCAACGTCTGAACCCTTAACAGAGATTGTACCATTAGCAGTGCCAGAAACAACATCTGCGGCCTGTAGAGCAGAATCAGCTTTAGCGCCTTGGGCGGCAGTAGCATAATTCTTGGCTAGACCATCGGAATAAGCCTTGGCATCTTCAAGAGCCTTATCAGCTTTTTTACCAGCTTCGGTGATAGCAGCAGCTTGAGCAGCGTTAGCCTTTGTGGTGGCATCGGTAGCAGCAGCAGCAATGGCAGCATCCTTAGCGGCATCTGCCTTGGTCTGAGCGTCAGTAGCAGCTTCACTCTTAGCGGTAGTAATAGCACCAGTTACTTGGTCTTTGGTGAGGTAGTTGCTAAGGTCTACGTCAGAAGTACCAATACGCTCAAATGCACCATTGACAAGCATGTATTCAGTATAAACAGACTTGTTGGAGCCTGCGGCATCGGTGCTACCAGCATCGGGAACCATATAGATAGTATCTTCGTTGGCTTCGGAAACCTCGGGAAGAACGCTAACGATTTCACGCTTGAGGTGGTGCGCATTAGCTACGGCAGTAGCAATAGCGGTATTGGCTTCATCCTTTGTATAGGCATCGGCGATACCGTAACCAGCAAGAGTAGTAGCTTTGTCAGCTTTCTTGTCGATGTTGGCCTGTAGTTCGGTTTTAGCAGCACCAACTTGCTTAGTAGTTTCAGCAGTCGCAGCTTCAATGGCTTCTGTTTTCTTGGTAGCAGAATCAGCTTTAGCGTCTTCTAGAGCTTTGTCGGCTTTAGAGGTAGCGTCTGTGGCAGCAGCGTCAATAGCAGCTTGCTTAGCATCAGCAGCAGCTTTCTTGATAGAGCCTTCGCCTTCACCTTGAATAACTGTTAATTTTTCATCTGCGGCAGAAATATTACCTTCTGCTGTAGTAACGCGCTTGGTAAGGGCAGAAAGGTCTTCGGAAACAGTTGTTGGCTTAACAACTGTGACGTACTTAGTACCATCCCAATAGGCAACATTATCTCCTTTATCACCTACAATATATAGAGTATTAATTTTACCTTGTTCTGGAAGTGCATTTACTTTCTCATAAATGCCACCAGAGTATGGGGTATCACCTTTGTAAATACGCTGTTCTTCTTCTACAAAATAAAGAGTATTAGCATCTTTATCTGTAAGACCTTGATAGCCGGCAAGAGTAGCAGCTACAAATTTAACTTGACTCATTCATGCCTCCTTTAAATAGTTGTCCATTCTGTATTATTAGCAACACACATATATGTATGAAGGGCCGCATTCCATTTATAAATTGCTTTATCGGCAATATATATCATAGTTTCTTTTCCTTCTTTTGGAAAATCTTCAACAGAAGTACCAAAAGTTATGGTTTGTAAATTAGAAGGAGTAAGCTGTTTCCAACCGTCTTTATAACGCCACATCACGCCAGTTTCTTCTACATAATAATAGCCTTCAACTGGTGCTAATTTATCAATTCTATCTTTGTCTGTAGGAAATTCTTGGATACAATTATATTTAATTCGTAGACCGTTATAATCTAAATAGAGGTGACGGGTATCGGAAACAAAAACTAAATTTCCATCGCTAACTGGTAATTTATTTAATTTTGCGGCCACAGTTGTATATACACGAACTACAGCCATTTTAACTCCTAAAATTCTACAATTGTTAAAGCGTTATCCGTGTAAGTTTTAGAAGTTTCAATGGCTTCTTTCTTTGCTGCTGCAATTGCTTCTGCACTAGCAGTTCCACCGGAACCTACGCTTGTATCAATATACTGCTTAATAGTAGTACCTTCGGCAATGTCACCGACTTTTTCAGAAAGAATAGTCTTTACTTGAGCAGCATCGACTTTAGTATTTAAGTTCTCTTGAATGGGAGAAATTTGACCATCGGTATATGCTTTAGCTTGTTCAAGTGTCGTAGCATCTTGAGTATCAGTATATGCTTTTGCATCTTCAAGAGCCTTAGCGGCAGCACCAGCTTTTTCATAATTAGCAGCAAGGCCGTCGGCATATTCTTTTGCGCTTGTCAGAGTAGCAGTATCTTTTTCAACAGCAGCAGCAATGGCAGCAGCTTGAGCCGCATCGGCTTTTTTCTGCGCTTCTGCAATCGCGGCAGTTTGTGCGGCATCTGCCTTGGTCTGAGCGTCAGTAGCGGCAGCATCAATTGCAGCTTGCTTGGCGGTCGCAACTTCATTTTTAGTCGCGTAATCAGAAAGGTCTACCTTGCTGTCACCGATTTTTTCAAATTTCTTGACTTCACTAGCTACAACGAGAATGTATTCATCATAATGGTCATCAACTGGAACCATATAGATAGTATTAGCATCAGCTTCATCGACAGCAGGGAGAGCATCGACAATAGCACGCTTTAAATGGTCTGCTTTCGCAACAGCAGAAGCGATTGCAGTATCAGTTGCTTCTTTTGTATAAGCATCAGCAATGCCGTATCCAGCCAAAGTAGTTGCTTTATCAGCCTTGCCAGCGACAGTAGTATCTGTATATGCCTTTGCATCTGCAAGAGCTTTCTTTACAGAACCTTCACCTTCGCCAGTCAAGCTATCTAATTTAGCTTGAATGGCTGCAATGGTTGCTTTAAGATTCTCAACTTGTTCAAAAATTACTTTGAAACCAGAACCGGTATAAATATATCCTTTGTTATCTGTAGTATTAATATAGATAACGCCTTGTTCTTGGTCGGTTTCTGGAAGAGCTTCTACTACCTTAACATACTCTTTTACCTTTGTTGGGTCAATTTCACCATCAATTCCAATAGGAGAAAGATTAAAACCTGTACCCTCAGCTTTTGGTTGAAGCATATATGCTTTATACTTACCATCAACCAATGCGGTAATAACTTGACCGCCATAAGCAATAGCTGAATCTGCATAGGTCTGTGCGGCTGCTAATGTCTCATGGACACTCGAAGCATCAAGTGGAAGAGCATTACCACGAGAATAGGCTTTTACAGCAACCAATAGTTTTGTGCTATCAATAGCCATAGTTTATAACTCCTTTCTAAATGGTTACTGTAAATGTCATTGGAGCTGCGGCAGGAGCAGCCATAGCGTAGCTATAGACTTTATAGTTTGCAGCTGTTGCTCCGTTAGCACCTTCGACAGACACGGTTTGCTTGGTAAAGCTAGAAGCCATACCAATATCATTTGTTTCTTCATATTTAACTTGGCTTACATCACGAAGAGCCGCAGGATAGGCGAAAACAATATACTGTTGCCCTTGAGCGACTTTAATGGTAAGTTTGGTACCAGCAGTAGGATTAAGAAACTTACCAGTAAGACCACGTACAATTGCAGAATTTAATTCAGGGACAGAGCCTACGCCAGTACCATAAAAAGCGTTCCGTTTTCCAATATAAGAAAGTACATTTGATGTAATAGAGCCAGCAGTAATATGACCAGCTGGGGAATCGTCCCCAAGATTATCCTGCTTGATTGCACCCTCAGCATAAGAAGCAATAGCTTTAAAAGAAGTAGTACCTTCTCCAACAGTAATTGAATGGTCAGATAGAATCAGCGGGCTAGTGGTACCCTCAAGTACATCAACAGTTCCATCAGAAATTTTAATTGCTGTAAGAGCGCCAGCATCTTGTTTCGTAAAGTTTGCTGTCATTGTTGCCGTAAGCGTAGTGCCAACTTCATAATTGCCTGGTTGAGCGCCTTTTGAAACTGCAAGAGAAATCTTAGGTGCAATATATGTAGCTGGTACGCGTTTCATAATAATCTTTTTAATTAATGCATCTAAATCAGTACCAGCTTCAATAACATCGCCAGTCTTGATACCTCCAACACTTCCACCAACACCTAGTTGAACAGTGTGAGCCTGTTTAGATTTAGCGTTGCCAAGTGTATGCGGCACTTTAGAATCATCTACATAAATCATATTATCTTCTGTAGAAATAACGACACTATTTGTACCAATAGTCCCAGCGGTAATACTATCGTTTAGTTTTGTTTCAGAACCGTGAAAAAAACTAATTTTTTTTGCATTTTCTGCATCAGCCATATGTTTGTAACCCCTCTCTATTGAGTATAAAAATTTTTATATATATAAAAATAAACCATATAGCTAAAATTCTCGAATCTTAACTTCTGCGCTGATAGCTATCTGGTCTAGTTTATTTTCTACTGAAACAGCTTTATCATATGCACTTGTCGCAATTTGTTTGATTTCTTTTGTTTCCTTTGTCCATTTTTGAAATTCTTTACGTTGTTCATCCATTTGTTTTTCCATTTTGTCCCCAAGAGTAGCAAGATGGATTACAGCATTTTGAAAAGCGCTAAAATCATCAGAAACGACAAACGCAGAGCCGTCATTTGGGTCGGACAATACATGTACAAGAAAATTCGTGCTAGAAGCAATTGATACTGAATCAACTAATTCGACACAACAAAGCACGTCTCCTTCATGTAACATGGCTTGCGGCCATTTAATTTCCCATACGATAGGGTCTTCATGTGTTTTTGTAAAAACATTATATCCTTTTATATCTAGTTGAACATGCCGCCAACTCAAATAAACTTTTGTATCTGCGACACATTGCGCAGCAGCTTCTTGGTCGAAAATAATTCTAAAAGTACGACCATTTGCATCTGCGCCGCCAGCCACAATAGGGTCTTGAATGTCTTGGTCAAGAGACTTTAAATTGACTGTAACTGCTTTTAATTCCTGACCCATTTATTCACCCCTTTCATTGTTCTTTTGGCTTACAATAAATTGTGGATTGGAAAGATTGATTCTCGGTAGTTCGCGTATCTCTTCCATTAAGCCATCAATGAATGAGTTGCCGCCTGCCGCTTTATAATATAAATATCTGCGCTCTAAAGATTCTAGATTAAGGTCATCAATAGCCTTGATTTCATAGCAAAAATAGTGATGCTTGTCAATGATATAACTGCGGGAGTTCTCCTGTAATCTTTCAAGAGTAAGTTTTTCGTGCTCTTGGAGTGCTTTAATATCATTCGATTGATTGCTAATTTCTTGGCTAAGACTCTTAATTTCTGCTTGTAACGAAGCAATACTTTCTATAATCTCAGAGTGCTGTGTATCTTTAAGTGTCTGATAATTGAAGAATTTTTTTAATTTATTATAAAAATATTCCAATAGTTCACTTAAAAATTTAAAAGCAACAGCTAAAGTCACAACTAGCATAACGATAGCTCCGAAAGAGTATTGCGACACTAGTTGCGACAAAGCATCCATTCTCGGCAATATCCCTTCTTCTCTACATAATCTAATATAATATGAAAATAATTTATATTTGATTTTAGGAATTTGCCCATAAAAAAA